AAATACACACAAGAATTATATCTAGTAAACTAAATAACAGTCACTCACATAACTGATACCTCACTCAACTAACCTGAAACAGCCATGAGCCGAAAATCATCATGAAATGTTCTGCTTGCGTGTGATGATTGAGCAAGCAAGAATCGAAGAGGAAGCGAGCCGAAAGAATAGCAACCTGAAATCTGTTATGAAATCAGGTTGCTGAATTCTTACACAATCATAGTGCGGATATTCTTGACTGCTGGGCGATTAGCATAATTGTCTGTAGTCAATTCAATCTTGATACGGCCGTTAGCCTTCTGGATGTCTGGAACTTCATACAATACATCAACCCAGCCTTCGCCTAATTCCTGAACTGACTGTTTGCGAGGAACAGCCGTCCAAGTTTCAGTATCAGTCTGCAGGCTAACAGTGATGTTAGTTGAGGCTGGTAACAGCTGACTCAATACAACTTGAATCTTGGCTGGTTGAATCAAACCGTTCGGAATAGTGAATTGTCGAGCAACATAAGTAGCAGGAGTTTCAGCCAAACCGTAAACCAGAGTCAAGCCTGAGCCGATGATTGGTGTTTCAGATGTATCGGTTGTGGTCAAGACTGCATAGATGTCGATGTTTCCTGCGGCGGTCGTTACAGCTGGTACAAATGTAGTCTCATTCAAGCCTAAAGGATAGCGAGCCGTACCAATCTGCATGTAGTACTCAACGCTTGTGCTTGAGCTTGTAGATTGAGAACCGACCAAGCGGAAATCCGTCAGGTTGTTAGTTCGGCCGTTAGCAGGGATGGTACCCAGCTTGACTGTTTTGCTAGTTGCGAAGTTGATAGACTTCATACGGAAGCAGACATCTGTATCCTGTACCGCAGTCCATGTATTCTCATTCGCAGAGATAAACATCACACCTGCATCCAATTGTGTTTGGACGAAAGTGCCAGTTGTTGATTTGTCGCCAACTTTACCAATACCAATCTGGCCTTCAAACGACTCAGTGATGACGATGAATGCATACTCAACGCCTGCGCTGAGAACAGTCTGGGTCAATAAAGGAATCGTATTCCAGCCTTTCTGAACCTTAGCGAGTGCTAATTCACCGTATCCAACCAACCGTTCAATATTGGGTTGACCAGCGGTCGTTTCGACAATTTTCAGGCTTAAATCGCGTGTAGGCAATTCAGTCACGAATACGTCAATTGAGCTGAGTTGTCGAGTGATGTCCAGAGTGAATGATTGAGCAATAGGGTCAGTGCGACGACGCATGCTCCACCATAAGGTGCGTTGTGACTGGGACAGTCGTTGAGCTTCTGCGCGGGCAGCTTCTTGTCGCGCAATCTCTGCTTCATGAGCAGCCACGCCGTTTTGAGCAGCAGTCAATTGAGCTTGCATCCATTCAGGGTTCATCTGAATGACTGTACCATCAATGAAATCGCCAGAAGTCTGCAAGTGGCTCAAGTTGTTGCCCTGATTATTCAAGACTACCTGAACAACGTTATGACCCTGTTTAAAGTTTAAGTCGAATGAACGAGGCGTTGAACCGTTCGAGTAAGAAGCCACCCTTTGACCGTTGAGCCATACACTTACTTGGTCATCGTTAGCAACCACCGTATAGCGTGTTTTAGTTGCCCTAGTAGCTGTAACGCCTACTTCCCACATTTGCGAGCCGATAGCTGTACCAGCACTACCTTGATTGTATTGGATTGCGCCTTTGCTATACTCAGTTGACGCATACACTTTCAAGAATTGATTAGGGTCGGTGCGGCGTTGGTCTGTATCGTAATAATGCAGCCAGAAGCCAGGCAAGCGTTTGCGAATCTCATCAACTTGGGTCTGCAAGTCGCTAAGGCGGAAACCTAACTTGGTCAGCTCAGCAGTCATAGCAGACTGGAATTTGCCGAATGCGTCTTTCAACGAGTTCAGCTGAGTTTGCAGGTCATCCAGACGGCTATTGATAGCAGACACTTCAGATTCCAAGTCTTGACGTAATTGGTCGATTTGGGACTGGAAGTCTTTAGCTTGTTGCTCAAGCAAGGCGGTCTGTTTCTGGTCAAGCTGATTCAGCAAGAACTGGTTGTAGCTCTGGTCGTTGCGGCTGATAGATACAGGAACAATAGCAATCGCTTTGGAGCGAGTACCAGTTGCCTCAATCGTGTATGTACCGTATTGCAAACCTTTCGGGATATTGATTGTAGTTGAAGCTGCGCCAGCACCTGAAGTCTGAACTCGGCCTACTTGCTCGCCACGCAGCATCAAGACAACTTCTTCTGAGGCTTCATAGCCCGATAAGTCAACTACAACAGCAACTGAACGAGGCAAGACTTCCAAATCATAGCCAGCATCCCAAGCGTTACCATAGATGATACTTGGAGTTGCTGCACCATTAGCCTTAGGCAAACTGCCTGGTCGGGCATACGGGTTGATTCGTTGAGAACCAGTCTGTACTTCTTGTTTGCGGATTACAGGATAGCTTAGGCCGTCCAATGTAATATTTCCGCGCGTCAAGGTAACTTGACCTGCTATACGTGTACCAATAGTCAGGGTCTTGTCTTGAATCAAGGCATTCTGTTGGATACCCTTATCACGCATGTTTTCATTGCTGAGGGAGTCAACAATCACGCCTTTCTTGGTTGTAACAGGGTCTAATGCGCGAGCCTCTTCAATCAAGCTCAGCTGAGCAACGTTGAATTGCAAATCGGCAATCTGGCTGTTCATCTTTTTCAGTGTCGAGAAAGGAATCATATGAACGGTTGAGTCCATATCAATTACAGGCGCAACACCATAGCTTACAGTGATTGTAGCAAGTGAAATCTCGCTATCTGAGGCAGCTGCTGGAGGCAATACGGCGGTCGGAATATTTGGCACGCCTTTCAAGACTTTGATTTCACGAGTGATATTGGACATCACAACGCGGTCGATACGGTTCAAGTAGAATGTGTACCATACAGACAGTGTCGATTGGTCAACCAAAGCGTTGGCATCAGTTGCACTTAAATTCAGACGGCCATTAACGACTGAGCCGTTGAATGTAGCAACATATTCGTATTCAACAACGTATTGACTGCCTGGGCTAGGCTCTGCACCGTTTGGCGCCCATGAGATACGGTCACCAGTCTGGGTGAAGTCTTTACCAGCTGAGTAGGTTGTACCACCTTGAGTCACTTGAGTGATACGCAATACAGGAGTATCAGGCAATGCGTCTGCACCGCCAGCTGAACCGCCCCTATTAATCGTGCGTGTTATCCGTTTAGTGCCTGTTACTTTAGTGATAGCTTTCAACGGATTATTGCGAAGGCCATAAAGCAATTGACCACGTCTGAAAGTTACAGGCTCAGAGTTGACTTGTCGGTCATCGGCTTCTGCTGTATCAACATAAAAGACGGTCTCTGTACCTTTCTTGACCTCAATACCTTGAATGCGGGCAGTACCAGAGGAAGCAGCCAAGACATGTTTACGGTTTCGGGTATCGTCTCGCACGTTGGTGATGACTAGGCCGTCAACGACATACGAGCCGTGAACGCCTTTATCATAGATACTGATTGATGAAGACACATAGTCTTGGACTTTGGTATTGCTGATGTAACCAGTGATGTTACCGTTTTGAATAGTCAGGACAGGAAAGAACAAATCACCGTTCAGGTTGGTCTTTTCAGATACAACCCAAACACCTGTAGTCTTAACTCGGTGAGCTGTCTCTTCGCCATAGTGTGGCGATTTAGGGTCTAACTCAGCAATGCTTGGGTCAGTTTGCGCTGTAACTATTTCTTCAACGAGGCGCACGCCTACGGTGTTTTCCGCAGCTAGGTCAAGGCTGAGTACAGCACCCTGCACTAACACGAGCTTACCTTGACAGGACACTGTTCCGCCCGCCATTTCAACTTGAGAAGCAGACAGGGATTTAACCTCACCTCCCGACAGGATAGTACCAGATGAAACCAGATAATCAGCCAGCTTTTCGGTCTTAGTCGCTTGAATGTCTTGCAATTCATTCAACTCGCTGGCTTGCAACGGCGCACCAGCTAAGAAAGAGATAGCGGAATATTGCTTGTTCTCATCAAAATTGTTGCGGTAATCTGGGTGTGGATTTTGAATCATAAATACCTCAGAAATTGATTATGAACTGCCGAGATTCAACAGTTGCATTATTGCGTTGTATCGGTAGAATGTTGGCCATGACTACCAAATAGCCCTTGTCTGCTATCTCTTCAGGCAACAGCCAATTCTTACCTTGAGCAGCTGGCTTCGCTACCGTGTCTGCATATACACCCAATTGGTAGATTTTAGCATTAGGTGCGTCTGTAACTTCATTAGTCACACTCAACATCAGGGTGCGGGTCGGAGTAGTTGTCTTGCGATAGTTAGCAATTGGCGTTACGATTGGGCCATCATTGTACTGCTCAAGATAGGCTTTCTGCACAATCTTGCGTCTGCCTACCTCTTTAATCAGGTCAGCCTCAAAACGGTTAGGGAAAGGTGCTGAATTATCACGGCTGGCTTTTTCTGGATGATTGTCGGGTAATGTGCCCCAAGCCAAGAACAAGTCGCTTTCCATCATCTTCTTGGAGATAGCAATATGCCCTGAGTCCGTGATTGTAAATAACGCAGCTTGGCGTTCAGAAACTGTACTCATTCTTTGGCCTCAGCTTTCGTCTCATTGACGATAGCAACCCATTGGCCGTCTTGATAACGGAACAAATTGCCTGTTGAAGCTTCTTGGAAAATGCTGCCCTCAACGGCCTCTGTTGGGGGGATATCATTTCCAGTAACGATGAATGTTGGTTCCATTGTTTATCCTTTGACTTTGAAATTGTTTGTTGACATAACCATGAATTGGGTTTGCGCCAAGTCTGTTCTATCCAAGACTAAGGTGTCGTTCAAGAGGTCTTGAGTGACTACTGTTTGTACAAATTCAGGCTGATAAGTGTTTCGGGTCGAAGAGAATACAGACATTTCATCATGCTCAGCAAAGTCGATTACATTTGTCTCATTATTGCAAAGCTTGATATACACTGGCGTTTTCGGCAGCTGATAGCTTTCCGCACGGCTCATTCGGCTTCTTCTATCCAACCTGAAGTTGTAGCTCAATAAGTGAGTGTTGATTTGGAGGTCTTGCTCAACTGTAGCTCCGTCAGCCAATGCGTCTTTTGTAGCTTGGCAATTGGTAATCGCTGCTAGACTAGCGCACTGGGAAAAGATGCTATGTGAGAATTTTTCCAGAAGCTTGATTTTCTCAAGGGATACGTCAACATTGTTCTTGAGGATGATAGTCACCCTGCCGCAGCCATCTCGGTCTTTGATTAGTAGCAGGTCTTCAAATTCGATACCTAACAGGCGCAGAAGCGTTTTTATGCCCTGTTCTGTACCCTTGATATCAAGTAGGTCAGGCAAGAGCAAGGCCACCGTCTTTTCGTCAATATTGCTGTCTAGCATACTGATGAGCTGGTCACCGCCTAATAGGTGTATGACGTTCCTAGCAGCATAATGCTCACTGATTGGATTATACAGATTCTGGTTGGAGTCAGACAGAGGCTTGAAGAAAGTCTGGATGGCGTAATCAAGGATGTCCGTGAACGTCTTGTATAAGGGCAACTTTTTCAGATTGGAGGGCAGGTAATCCGATGACCTCACGCTGTCTAGTTTCTCCATCAGTCATATCCTTTTCCTGCGTCTGTACCGTTGGACAGGGTCAAATAGTTGTCGGTTGTAAACTCAACGTTCAAATCTTCTAACGCGAAGTATTGGTTATAGTCAGCCGTCTTATCGGCTATCGGATATTCCAGATACAGCCGTCTAATGCCCTCAGTCTCTAGTCCATGTAGTACCCCAGGGCTGAATGTTACGTCCAGCTTCAGGCACTGCTTTTCCAGCGTTTTGCGTATCTCTGCAAGAATAGCTTGAGTGTCGGCTAACTCGCTGACTACAACTCGCAATTTCACCCTTACAGGGATTCGTACAGGGTCAACTACAATGAATTCACTACCGTACATGGCGTATTTGCTAAGATACCTGATAAATTCAAGTTCTTGCTCAGGCGTGTATTTCTTTTCGTCTTTCCGCAAGTAACAGACATTCCATTTACAACATGACTTGGGAAACGGTCTTGCTGAACCTGATATGTTGCCTTGATAGGCCGAAATAATCGCCTTGTAAGATTCAAGGCCAGTCAGAATCCTGCGGCTTGAATGGTAAGCAGGGGCAACAGCCTTGATTTTGTCGATTGAATCGGGATATGAGCCATGTTCTGTAATCTCAGCTGCTTCAACATCACCGTCTAGGTTCAGTTGTAAGGCTGATAACAGGAAATCCTCATCAAGGATAGACGGCTGAAGGTATTTCAACTCTACTGTTTGACCAGCCTGAACCCGTTTACCAAGATGACCGTTGCCATAGACAACAAATACGCCGTCTTCAAACGAGCGGAGCAGGGCATTATCAGGGTTCAATTCCTCAGCTTCCAATACAACAGGTGTTCTGATTGAAGATGTAAACAGCTCATACAGGTTGTTATCTACATCAGCCTCAAACATGATACTGATGAAATCCTTACTGTCTTGTACGACTTGTGTTTGAGACTTCCAGACGCCAAATACAACATCAAGCGTATTGATACCAGGTCTCAGCTGTACGCTCTCTTTCAGGGATATGCTATGGCTCTTGTAAGCCCCAATGACTGTCTCTCTCGGCAGATAGGCCGAAGAATTGGCGAGAAACTTGACTCGCAAGCCTGTTGCTACTTTGCGATTGTATATATACCCAATAGACGAGCCGATAGCAATAGCAGATGAGCCTAAAGTCGTGTATTCTAGCAGGGAATCACGCCTGTTCATATAGGCGGAATAAGCGAGGAAAGCCCCGATAGCAGCTGCTAATTCAACAAGGTTAGAACCAGCACCGCCAACATAGAAGTCTCTCCAGCGTGAGTTGAGATTAGGCTTGCTAGCAATCCAAGCATACAGCTTGTTTCTAATCTCTTCAAATGAGATGGATTTGATATTAAAAATGTTCATCTTGCAAAACCTATCGTGAATTTTTCAAACTCACCTGTCTTCTTGACGATGAAAGCGAGTTCAACCCATAATGTATGCCTGTCAGGGTCTGAGTAAGCCTTACTGTTAGCAAAGTCAACTTCAACTCTTGGCTCCCAACGGCCTACCGCATTTGTTACCTCAGACAGTACAGCCAAGCTAGTTTCAGAATCCATGAGTTCAAACAGGTAATCTTCAATGTTTGAGCCGAAATCTGAACGGAATATCAGGCTTCGCTTGCGAGTAGTCAGGATATTCAGGATGTGTTGCTTGATTGATTGTATATCAGTGACGACAGCAGGGTTATGCTGGTCAAGGTCTGAAAATACCTGCATGGCTGTCTCCTTTCAGCTAAGTTTTATTAGATATGATATAAATCTGTGTTTGATATTGTATCACATCTATGACATTGAAATCGTTTATTTCGTTGGTAAGCAATTGTTTCAGCAGAAGAATTTTTAGCCAAAATCCTGTCTTTATGTTCGGGATTCTGGCTAGGCCAAGAAAGCAATTACTTAGGCTGCAAAGGCTGACTGGTTGGGCCATGGTAACCTTGATGAATGTGAGTGTTGTAAATCTCACGGTCAGCAGACATGGTTCTCACTTCATCCATGATCTCTTGCGAGGCTTTCAGCATTGGCGTTTGAGCCGAAACCATAGTAGCAGCAATCAAGTCTAACAGCTGACCAGCCTTGACGATACCGTTTCCAGCCGTCTTGAGGGTGAAATCGCCATTCGCCTTAATCGTGAACTCAAAGCCTGAGGAATGTTTGAATTTGAATTCCCCTGTCGTCTGGTCATTATACCAATAAGTGCCTGAGTTGTCCTTCCTGCCGTGTCTGTTCGGATAGTTGGTCTGAAACTCAGCAGGAACAGGCTTGGATTGCCATGAGCCGATATAGAAAGGGAATGAGGCATCAGTAGTGGGTAGGGACACTACCACTTCTGAGCCGATAGCAGGAACAGCCACTTCAGCTGATTGAGCAGAATCCCCTAAGAAAGCGTCACCAATAGGAACGCACCATGGCAGGGTCTCTTTGTCGCCTTCCATGAAGCCAGGGATTCGCACTTTCAATCGTTTCTTCATCTCAGGGTCGTTATTGTCTAACACGATACCGCGCTGATAGCTTTCATTCGGCTTAGTTTCGCTGAACCATTCATCAATTGGTAGCATTAGTTGTCCTCCTAAGCTTTCAGCAATGTGAGTTTGTTGATTGAGTCTCTAGTCAGGGTGATGACTGTATGAAACTTCTTGTCTTGGATAATGCGAGCTACTTTCTTGACTATCCATAGGCCTGAGGTATCTTCAACAGATTGGCCTAATGAATAGCTTGAATCCCTCAGCATGACGACATCTAGCACCTGTACTCCGCAGAATACGCCCTCAACATAGCATTTAGCATTGAGGGAATCTAACATTAACAAGTGTTTTGAATTGAATTCCCTGCGTTGATGATACTCAGGAAACACGTTGTCGTTGACGTAAGATACAGTCTTGAGGCGTGTACCCGCATTGATAGTATCCAACGATTCTGAGTTTGAAAGAAGGCCTTTGCCTAGTTCAGGCGGTGTAATCCGTTTCGTCTTAGCATTGCCTAAGTCGTTGACGATAACGCTGCGAGAATACCCGCCAAGCAGGTTTACAGCTGCTGCGTTGCTAAAAACGCTAGGAAGCTGGCTGAGAGGTATCTCACCAGGGTTTGGTGTGTTAGTTGTTAGCGTCCATTTATTCGATTGATTTACATGCTTTAAAAGGGCAAGATGTCTAAACTTGCCTGTTGACGTAATACCAATCATTGGAATATCGTTTCCAACATCACTATGCAACCATAGCTTGTTGATAAATGACCTGACTGTCTTGCTGTTAGATACCCAGCCCATACGGTCGTTGCCCTTATCAATATTGGATTCATATTGAAAGAATTTGGAGGCCAATTCTTGAATTGCCTCTCTAGTCGTGGTTGTTTTGCTGTATGTTGTATTAGCGGTCGAATACTGAATAGCAGCCAATGTTCCTACTAGTCTGACGTATGTTGAATTGGCGGATTCAGAAATCCTATCCCTTTCAACAATCATCAATTGTAGGTCATGCATATTCAGTTGGTGAACGCCGAAAGAAACTTTCAGCAAATTGCCTTGGTTCATTACTCGGTAGATTGCGGGGTCGTTGACCTTGAAAATCATCTCAAACAAAGGCAATTTGTTGCCGGCCTCTTCGATAAGCTTAAAGACAACAAGGTCAGCCTCTGTTAAGAATCCTGACAAACTGCCGATTTTTACGTCAAAAAGGTATTGACCTTGTATCCCTATCATGATTAATCCAACAATTCAATGTTTGAGCCACGGAAATCAACCTTGTTGGCTGACATCCGTGCGCTAAGTTTAAAATACAGGTTTTCCAACTGGTCTAATGTTGGATACTGAACCGTCATGTTGGTCTTGATTTCAGTAGGAAGCCTCAAGCCGTTAACAGTCATGATAATCCACCATAGTTGAGAAATGCCTGCGCCGTATATCGCCTCAGACAACAGGTCTGGTCGATTAGCCTCAAACTTGACCGTGTAAGTTTCCATACCTTTCAAGTTTTTCAAGTCGCTTAGAAAGGTTGAATCTACAATATCAAAGTATGATGTTGATTCTGTACGGCGGATAAAATTGGAGATGTCGTAACGATACGCCAACTCTTGGGCTGATAATTTAAACATTAGGCCTCCGCAGGTGTTGTATTGCCATCCGCTGACGGTGTTGTACCTTGAGTAGCAATAGCGATGTCTGTATCCTTGAAGACAGACGTGTCATTATCAGCAATGAACCAGCCTTTGACGATATTAGCAGACGGCTGAATCGCAGTAGTGAAGCTGGCGGAAACGTTTACCATCAAAGGTACACCGCCAGTCACTACCTCTTTTGAGCCTGAGAAATTCACGGTATCCAGCACCAGATGACTTGCTCTGAACCAATTACCAATCTGGATTGACCAGGTGCCTTTTAGTTGAGATAAAATGTCTGCATAGCCCATGTCTGAGCCTGCCCCAACAGTAGGAATCGCGCTAGTGCTACCAACGCTTTCAAGTGCTTCATTAGCCAGTTCTATACCGCCATTGATTGCGTCTTGAATCTGGCCGTACACTTGGGTGATAGCATTGCCCCGATAGTACCCACCAGGTGCTACCAACACGCCCTTATTGTAGGACGGCGCACACATAGCCAGCATCGTTGAAGCAATATCAAGGCCAGGCGCGGATTTGCTGTATTTTGGTAGCACCAACGGAATTGTGAAGCTAGGTTTGCTATTGCCCGACCAGTCAGACAAAGTACCGACCAGCGTGCTCATTGAGCGTTTAGCATCACCCGTCATGCCTGCTATCACATTCGCAACCGTCTGCAAGCCGTTATCGCTGACTGACGCGTCATTATGATTCCATTGCGTTTGAGTGTTAACGCCGAAATCATCAGAAATCAGGCTGCTTACTGTAAACGCAGGGACGGAATCAGAACCGCTGAAAGCTAGAGTGACTAACAGGTTGGGATTCTTCAACATCTCTTCATAAAACAAGCTCATGCGCTTCCTCCCTTACAAGACATTCACGAGATTCAATGTGGACTTGATGTTATCATCAGGCTTCGCTGCAAAGGCCGACAGGATTGTATTCACTGTAGCAGGCTTTTGAGGCGGATTGGCTGCAATACCGACAGGCGCAGACGGCTTATTCATCGACTGAATCAGATTAGGTGAGCCTGAATTACTCGGAGCTTTAGCAGGTGCTTTCAGCATAGGAGGCGCACTAACGCCACCGCCACTGCTTGCTTTACCGCTGGACGCCATTTTTGGGTGTCTCAGTCGAGTAACTCTTGCCCTGCCTGCATACTCAGATGCAACGATACGGCCTTTTTGTACGAAATCCGAAATCCAGTTGCGGCCATCAAAGAAAGCAATATGACCGTCTGGGTGACCAGGAACACCTGACCAGACTTCAACGTCACCAGGCATAGCCCCTGCATTGCTGTTATCGGCTGACGGATAACCGACTACCTCAAAACCAGCCCTTTTCAACGGCGGAACAGCATCTTTGGCTGATTGAATACCAGAGGCCTTATTGATATCAGCATTACCGACTTCAAAGCCTGCTGCGGCTAATGAGTTGAATACGTGTCGAGCACATCTACCGATAGACTTGGTAGCAGCTTTTGTACCGCCATGCTTGGTATTGACTGTAGCGTTGTTTCGGATAATACCTGAAACTTTCATCGCCAAACCGCTGGCTGCTGCGCCTGCAATATTGGTTGATTGCTCACCCCTAGCGTATTGCAAGGCCGTCTGAACTTCGCTGTCATATCGGGATTGTAAGCCCGCATTAGTCTTAGCATCGACATTGCCTGCAACGTATTGCTTGCGCGCTGCATAAAAAACCTGAATCTGCTGCTCTGGCGTCATGTTAGCGAAGCCAGGTGTGCTAGCAACTTGTTTTAACAACTTGTTGATACCGCCATGTTGTACTGAGCCTGAGAAAATCATCTCTTGCACGCCACGGTTATCCAACTTGTATCCTAGCTTGCCCGCATATTCAGCTGCAGGGTTATATCGGGTCTTGACGACAGTGTTATGTTGGGCTGCTTCAAAGCCCTCACGGTCATTAGCAGCTATCTCACGCCATTTGTTATTGAATTCCTCAGTTCCAGGCGTTAAGCCTTTGAACTGAGCAGCATACTTAGGATTATGCTTGAAGAAATCATCCAGTCCTCCTGTTGCTGAGTTGAATTGATATTTACCGTATGCCCAGCCCTTGTTGTCTTTGTTAGCCGATTCAACCTTGCCTTCATACTTGGCGGATACTGAGCCCAAGCCCTTATCAACCCCGAAAGCCTCACCAACTGAACTTATAGCAGACTGGAACGCATTAGACACGCCGTCTTTCAACTGTTGTCCAGACGGTAGGTCAATGTTGAAGTAGCTTGCAATCTTCTTCATGATTTTAGTCAGGGTATCAAACACACGGCCTATCGGCGACATCTTCCAAACACTGGTAGCCAGCTGTTTCATCTTAGGCGAGCGCAAGCCCTCAAAGAAATCGCCAACAATCGGAATCGAGCCTAATGTATCCATCAGCTTGTTGAAGCCTTTACCAATAGTCTCAATCGGGCTAAACAGGAAGTCTTTTACAACTCCTAATTTCTCTTTGAAGCCATCTTTCAATGCCTTAAATGTGTCGCTATCCTTAAAATCAAAGACTTTAGAAATGCCTTTCTGTAGGAGTGACCACGGGCTGTAGTCCATCATCTTGCCGAAGAAGTCAGACACCTGTTTAGGGTCAGCCAAACCGAAAGTCAGGCCTGAACCGATATGTGCTAATGATGATTTTGCTTTTGACTTGAAGCTATCGTCGCCATATAATGCTTTAGCCTTTTCGCTGTCCCAGCCCTTATAGCCATCATAAGCAGCCATGGCCGCAGTAGCAGCTAAACCCAGGCCAGGAACGGCTTTCAACGCGTTTACACCTAATCGCCCAGCCATGCCTGCTGCAAGGCCTCCTGCTTTGGATAATAGGCCACCGCCTATCTTTCCTGTGACTGGTAGGAATCTTGAGGCGATTCTGCCGGCAATAGGTACTGCTTTAGGAAACAAAGACGTTGCAATCATGCCTAAGCCTTTGCCGCCAAGACGGAGCAGGCCTTTACCGCCTTTGAAGATAGTTTTTGCGAGCTTACCTTTCTTGCCGCCGATTACATCAAACAGCTTTTCAATGATGCCTCCGCCTTCGCTCTCTTCATCATCTTCAGATTTATCCTTAGACTTCTTGAGGGGCACAAGGTCTTGCTTGTTCTGCTCTTGCTCTATCAGGCTGGTTGTACGCTCTTGCTCATTCAGCATATTCCGCTGAATTTGTATGCTTTCGGATAACAGCTGTTGAGTGCGGTTGCTTTCTGACACGGTCGTTGAAATCAGGTGCTCATGTCGCTCTGTCTCTTTCAACTCCTGTTCATCAGCTATCTCTTTCTGCTGTTGTAGCTGTTCTTGGCTCTTTTCGTCAAAGCTGTCTTTGAGCTTATCCCAGCCTTTGCCTAAGCCAGACTTGAGCTTGCCCCAGCCCGACTTGGCTTTACCGCCTAAGTCAAACATCTCAGCCAATTCGCCCAAGCCTGTACCTTTGAGCAATCGGTCAACTGCATCTCGCTTGAGGTTTTTGAAGCCGTCTGATTTAATCGCTTCGTCATAACCGACTTTCAGCTCATACAGATGGTCTTTCAAGCCTTGAGTCTCTTCAGCAGTGGCTGTAATCTTATCGGCTAATTCCGTTGCGCGCTTGAGTTGAATGCTACGGTTGTGAGCCTCTCTACTGCGGTCAGCTGCGCTGCGGTCGTAATCGTCACGGTCAATGTTCTCAAGGCCTAACTGACGCAACAGCTTATCCAAGTCATCTTCGATATGCTTGCGCTGTAATGAGGATAAATCCTTACGAGCGCGCATTTCCAGATAGGTCTCAATCATCTTGACGACAGAGATTGTCTTGTCGGCATTCTCTGTCTTGATTTTCTCAAAGATTTCAACCAACTGCTCTTGCATAGCTTGCAGCTGGTCGGAATCCTTTTGAGACCATTGTTTAGCCGTTAGGCGTTTATCCAATTGCTTTTCAAAGGCTGCTACAAGCTTCTTCTGTTCTTTCGACATGAAATCAGCATAGAGGTTAGCGTTAGCCCTTGTTTCTTCGTGCAGCATTCGGACTTCGTGAGCAGCCTGTTCGGTTTTTGCGCTGTGCGTAACAATGCGTGTTAGTTTAGCCATCGTTCAATTCCTCTAATTCTTTGGATAATTGTTCACACATGTAATTGACTTCCGACCAATCCATCCTACGCAAAGTCACAGGGTCAACTACCTGATTGCGAGCTAGGAAGTATGCGATTGAGAACATCATTTGCGTTTCGGCGAAAGGGTGTGGCAATCTCTAAGATGTCCTCCAATGCAATAGAAATGTTATCAGCGTGGCAATGGTCGCAAGTAGATACGACATATTGGGTGTTGAAGTCAAGCTCAGAAGCGACTACAGTCAGCAGGTCAATATCTTCGCCTGAGTCTAAGCCAGCAATCACTAGCTTGGCCTCTTCAAAAGGCATGTTCTTGATACGAATAGCCAGATTAGCAAGGTCATTGGTCTCTTCGCCTGCTTCAACGAGCTTCAGACGGTCTCGCAGAGTGAAACCGCCAACTTCAATCGGAACACCATTAGACAAGTTGAATTTCACGGGCAATGACTTGAAGCGGTCGTTCAGCTCATTGAATTCCACTTCGTCAGTGTGTACTTCTTTCTTGTTCTTGTGTTGGCAGACAGGACATTCAAATTCAAGGTTAAATTTTGTACGGTCGAAAGTGGACAGATGGCGCAGCAATACGAGATACGCAAAATCTGCTACTTCAAGGTCAAGGAAATCCATCCCCTCAACAATAATGCCTGATTGGGCTGCTTGAATGACCTCTTTTTCAGGCGCACCCTTGAGTTGGGAGGCCTGTTCAATCTCTCCGAATGAATACGGCTTGAATTTGATTGATACGTTGTCTGGATAAGACAAGAATTTGGATGGTAATTGGGTTACAACAATGTAAGCCCCTGTTGTTTGAATCATCGTACAATACCTACTATGTCAAATGTTAATGCAATATTCACCGTCTCAGCAGATGAACCGCGTGACCAGCTTACAATGCCTGTTGGCACTATCTTGTAAGTGCGAATGCCGTTACTCTTCCAACGGCTTTCAATCGAGTGAGGAAGGCCTGTTTTACTTGAGCCTGTTTTTGAGTAACTCTCAATCTGGACTAGCTTGTAAGACTCATCCACGGTTTTCATGGTGTCACCGCCCCTGACGTAGTCCACCCAAGCTTTGTACCAGTGGTACAGTTTTTCATCTTCTGTATCCACAACTGTTAAGGTCAAATCAGGCGCAGAGTATGACTGCGGGAATTTGAACTCAGACAATCCCAGCCTTGAGGTAGCAGTTTCAAGGGACACTTCATTCAAGGTAACGTCAGTGGCGGGAAACCAGTCATCAAAAGGATTAGGAAGAGGGGCAACTTTTTCGTTAGCCCCCTTGTTTGGGAATGATACATTCCATTGATTCTGGCTACCCCATTGAACTGAGGCAACCTTACTGCGTGTTAATACTTTCATATGCTTCCGTTCGTTGGTAAGGATACTGGCGGCTACAGGATTCCGAACATAAATACAGGATTTTGGCTAAAAATTCTTTTGGTGAATCAAAGGATTATCCACGAAAAGTCCAATTCCAAACTCATAGATGTGATACAATATATAACACACCACAAGTTATATATTAATAACTTAGAATCTGTAACACTTCTTCGTCTTGATTGAGTATGCTGAATGCAGGTTATACTCTTCAGCCATCTCATCGCCTGTTAACTGATAGACTTGTAACAGCTCATCGGTATCGTTCAACCGTTTAGCAATGACTGATTGAGGGTTATCACTAGTGGTCAGAATATCAGCGATGAATGAACGCGGATACTCATTGAACCAGATGGAGATGAACTTCTTGCGGGTCAAAGTCTTGATGTGTATCTTTTCGAGCCGTACAAGAACATCTAGAGTGTCAAGCAAATCTTCGTTACCCTCTGTCTGAGACATGTAACTGAAAAACCAGTCATCATCTTCAGATAAGGTCTTGTCTGCTAAGCCCTCAGGAATCCGTGACACTATTACATGTAATGGAATTAACAGGTTATACATGGCTGTTCCTTCAGTGTGTACAAAAAAGAAACCCATTAACACTTGGAGCGTCAATGGGTTTATTTCAATCAGACTGGTGTCTGAATCAGTTTACAATGCTTTTTCGGTGAAACTGTCATAAGACAGAGTCATACTAGGCTTCAGGATATCAGCCTGCGCACCTTGTAATTGACCACCTGGGTCATACGATTCGATAAACACGCCAAGCAGGTTGTATTCCCAGATTGGTTTGTTTTGACGGCTCAGTCGTACCAAGCGAGCTTCAATCTCAAGCTCAGACTTAGGAAGGCCTGCGCCTGTTTCGGAATCGTAACAAAGCTGACGCAATGCTGCAATAGCCGCAGTGACTTTGTTGTCTTCAGTCTCGGTGAAGTTCAGAGTGAAAGTACCGTCAGGAACGTAAGTGCCTGGATACTTAACAGGCGGCAAGCCACGAATCTGTACTTGCACGCTCTGACCGCTCATTTTAGGGATGTCGCTAGATTCGCAACGGAAATTCAAATCTTCAGTGGTAACACCAGCAGCTGCAGGAATCTTGGTAAATTGGATGTACCAAGCATTGTTTAAGGCTGGGTCACCAAGAGAACGAATTTGAGAAAAGGTTGGTCTCATGTTGTAGGTCTCTCTCTTTACAATGCCTGTTTAGCCAAGTCGAAGCTAATGCTGTTGTTAGTAATGCCGATAGTGAACGGAATGTACTCAATGGATGATTTAGGACAAACCAGCAAATCTACAACCAGTTCATGATTGTCGATACGGTCTGGCGTGTTGTTAGTCTCATCGCAGACAATCTCATATTTCTCAACACCCTTGCGAGCTTGGATACCGTCCATGTAGGTTTTAATCAATGCACGGACGATAGCGCGTGTGCCCTCATCATTGAACTCAAACAGGAAGCTATGCAGCAACTCTTTGATTGCTGGGCCAATTGTAATGAGCATCATGCGAGTATTGATACGGTCGAGCATGGATGGGGTGCGGTAAAGGGTTTTCTGACCCCAGATTTTGATACCCTGACCAGCGTCAAACACGATTGGGTTGACGTTGTTGTCGTACAGCAAGTCTTGGTCGGCATCAGTCAAGTGAACTTTAGCGTCCAGCGCGGAAACAACGCCACGGCGGTTACCGGCAGGCGGATACCAGATTTCATAGTTGGAAGCGGTGTCCAAGATAGCGCGCATAGCAACGGAATCGGGTGAAATCAAGACTTCACGGTCATTGAATTCGTCATAAATCTTCACGTGAGGCGCATAGATACCGCCCCAAGAGGTGTTGAAATTACCTACGAAATTGACGTAGTTTACAATCTCTTGAGCAGCTGTATCTGGGCTTTGCTGAGTAGAAAGCGGAGCGGAAAGCGCAACGAAACAATCGTCACGTTTCTTAGCCAATTCCAACAAAGCATGATGGTAAGCAGGTACAGTAAAGCCTGAGTCACCAATCACTTTAATGCTGAACTCTTTGGTATTATCCAAAGCGCGCAAGGCACGAATCATGTCGCCAGTAGTCAGGGCATCGCCGTCATGGCCACCAGACAAGCGTACAGGCTTGATGATGTCTCGGACATACGGCTCAGACACGAGCGTGTTATCAAAGATGTCGATGAACTCGCCATCTGTAATCACGTCTTCCATGTATAAGGTTCGGCCATCTTCATTCTTCGCAGATTGAGACTTGGAAACAATGTAGGTCTTGACTGGGTTGTTCAGGTCATTTTTGGTAAACACGCGGATACACATGGTGTTAGGCTCACGCGTGTAGTAAATGGCTGGGGAAAGGTTCAGGGTTTGGGTTTCGATTGATTTGACTTCAATAGCAGCAGAAGCTTCGCCAGACAATGCGTCAGCCTGAGTTTTCGCCAGCTTGATTTTGTTGTTACCGTCACGAATGACGAAGTATGTCGCATTCGGGTCGATTTCAGCAGGCAGTTTCGAGCCGTAAACCTGAACTGGGAAACCGTTGCCCCAGTCTTGAGTTGTAGGCAGGCTCAAGGCCGCAGGAGTAGTTTGGGCTTCAACCTTAACTTGCTCCATGAATTTGTAGCTGTGAACGGTAATGAACAGGTCATTACCCCAAGCACCTTGAGAAGAGGCGGCAATCAGGAACGAATTTGCGCCCAATTCGTGAGCGTCAGGATTCGTTAGGCCGTCTGAAACTGGTTGTGGAGCGTTTTCTTTATGGAACTGGATGCCAGCATATTTACAATTTTTGGTCTCAGGCACTACTACAACCAGATTCTTGGTTGATTGCAGAACGTTGAGTGCGCCAAAAAGTGCCATATTCATACCAACTTCAACACGGTCGTTAGGAGTGAGCATACGCAGCAGCTGTTTGCGAGTAGCAATCAACTGAGCTTTGTTGCGTTTACCTTTTAACGCAGGCACGACCATGGCAGCATAGTAAGTACCTGTTGAATTGGCATAGATGGACAAATCCTGTTCTCGCTTGATGACACGAGCAGCAGTCATAGTCTTTTTCCTATCAAAATTAATGGGTTATCTTTCAGCCTGAATCTAATCAAGCTGAAGGATTCTGAATTGTGTGTCAATCGGTAAAGTCAGTAACGACAACGCCTGCGGGCAATTCCTCAGGCAAATTCTCTTCGCTGACTACTACTTGGCCACGAGGCGGAATGAGGATAGCATCTTCACCATCACCCAAAATTGCGTCTTCATTGCGACGGTTATAAACTCGCATGAGTTTCGGTGCTTTCTTTTCGGCCTTCTTAGCGGTTGCAGGCTTCACTTCTGACTCTTGCGGTTGTTCTTTTGTTTGTTCACTCATATTTGGTCTTTCTGTCTTAGTTTCCAGAGTTCAAACAGTTTGAGCTTGTCTGGATTGGTTGGAGGGTCATTCGGGTCAGGTTTCAACTCGGATAGAGTGACCTCATCGCCGTAACAGTTCATGAAAGAAAACTTGATACTTTCAATCAAGCCTGACTTGGCGTCTTCAGATTCATCAGTGTCAATACGGATGAGTGGGCCAACAATCATGGCTGTACCTGATAAGGCCTTGTAATAGTTGCTCTCCAAGTTCCAGAGGACATCATCAAGATTGTCTCCCCAGATGATTGAGTAGCTGACCTTTTCATTCTCAACTTCAATCTCAACCTTATTGATTGTACGGATACCCTTGTTCAAGTACCAGTCCAGCTCAAACTTCTCGATATCAATCATTGTTGACGTGAAGAGGGAGAAGCGGAAATCAGCTTCCAACACGGAAAAGTTCACGTCTTGTACAGCCTTGCCGTTGTAGGCTTTGAAATTATGATAACGGCCTGTCCCAGCTTTCCTGAACGGTGAACGATTCCAAGACAACAAAGGCAATTTTGACTTTTCAATGGTTGGCGTATCGTTATTCAGTCGGTTGAGGGCTACAGTGTGCTCATAATCCAGAGTTGGGTCAAAGACGGTCTCTTTGATGAATGGATATTGCACGGCTATTGCCCGCAGTATCGTGACGAATATGTCCGCAGGTGCAATTACAGTTGTAGCCATGGTCAATCCCCCACGTTGGAAAGTTGAAGTTTTCTGACGATATCAGTTGACGCACCGATAGTCTTGGCGGCAATGACTTTGAATCGGAGTGATTCGCCATCATCCCTTGTAATCTGAACTACGTCACCAGGCTCAATATCAACCTTAGCACTACACCATAAATCAATCGGGTCTTCAAAGAAGCCGTCTGCTACACCGTCTATCTGACGCCAGGTATTGGCGGTTATCAAGGCTAGGCACTTGACTGGATCATTGTAAGCGTATTCCTGGTCATTATCAGTCGAGGATTCAGTGCCTGTTATCTCAATAATGTCCTCAGTCTCCCTGCCCCTATCATAGATTGAGTAGGAATTGGATTCCCTGAGGTCTGAGCCAGCATAGATACCGTACACTTCATCGGTTGTGAGCTCAATTTTAGGCCGAAAGATAAGGACTTCAGTGCCTGAGAATTTCAAAGCATTATTTACGACAACGGCGGTATGCCTAGAAGCAGCCTTTTCGTGCTTCTCATGCAATGTTACAGCATAGGACATAAACCAGCCTCCTAGTGTAAAATAGCCAGATAAAACGATGAGTTAGTCCTGATGTCTTCCATTGTGCGTTCGTATAGGTCTTGGCCTTCTGTAATCAGCATGTCTGAGTCCATTTGGAAGGGCAGGTCATTAAGCAAGAAAGCCCTGCGTGAACGGCCTAATGTAATCATGAATCTAGCAGCAACCAGACTCATGAACTTGTAATTCTCAATATCAATCGTTTGGATTACATCATCTTTGTAAACATGCGGTACAGTATAGGATACAATATACAGACGGTCAGACATGCTAGGATAGCGTAATTGTAGGACTGGTGCATTGTATTGCCAGTTTGAGATACCGATGGTGTTGTTCCCTCTTCGATAGCCAGCCGTATAAGCGTTATTGTCAGCTGCTACGCTAGTCACCTGTAGGGGAATCTGGCCGTCAACCTCTTCGCTGAATCGGTATTGTCCGCCGATTGGTAGCGTGCGTGTAACTACATTCGGAAAGAATCGGGAATATTGGCCTAGTTCACGCTTGATGATGATATCCATCTGTTGTTTTGAGATGGCTGTCGCTTCAAGGCCTCCAATCCATTGACCTGTTTCCAACAGGACGGAATAGAGAATGTCTTGGTATGTTATCATTTCTTGTTCAATCCCCATTGGCTACGCCGTCTCAGGCTGATTGAGCGGTTGCGCTTGGCCATAGGATTCCGTGCGGTTTTCTTAGCAGCCAGCTTGCGGTTGCGAATCTCCTGAGGCGACATCTTGACACATCTGTCGGTTTTCGGGTCTCTCCGCCAACCATCACGGCATGGTTCTTTATAGACTTTCTGCGTGACTAGCTCCTTTTTACCATTTCTCACGCGCAACACGCGCTTCTTGACGTATGAGTTGCTAGTCTCAAGCAGTTGTCTCAATCTATTTACGGGGTTCACCTGGCTTCCTTTCACGTTTGCGCAAATAAGTATCAACCACGGCGTTTCGGCCTAAGATGTAATTTTTGCGCAGATGTTTAACTAAAGCAAGCTCATGCTTACAGAAGCCCCAACCAGTATCCCCTAAAGGGTTTGCAGGCGGTCGGTTACTGCCTGGCACTCTGGTATATGGGATAGCTTTGCCGTGTAGGGATTTCACGCTTTTGTCTTGCCACATGAATCGGTGTCTGAAGTCTTGGCATTGACAGCGTGTTACAACTTCCATCAATACAGACGGACGGTTGAGCCAGATGACTTCACCATTCTCCGTATATTTGACGATGAAATCACCACCACGCTCTTTTGACCAGTTCACGCCTTTGAAGCCCAACATAGTCTTGTAAACGATATTGGATGAGGCTGACTTGATTCGAGCCGTGACATAGAGGATTCTGTTTTTGCGTGAGTAAGAATACTCAACTTGAGTCACGGCACCTGTTTTGTATTGGCGATTCCGTAAATCGCTGGTGCGTGAAACTAAATCAATCAATCTCATAGGATTCCCCTGGAAAAATAAAAGGTTAGCACAACTGCCTAGACAAACTGATTAACACGATGAAAAGGGACAAAAGGTCGGTTGGGTTAACATAGTTGTAAGCAGTTGTGCTAACCTCTCAAGAGATTAGCCGCAGACAAATTCTGCGAATGGCTTATTTGTCCTCAGCCTCAGGTTTTCCGTCAGGTTTAGCAGGCGGTGTTTCACCTTTGCCTTCACCCTCAGGGTCAGTAGATGTTTCAGCCTTGCCTTCGCCTTTAGGGTTAGCATCAGACTTGTCCTCAGACTTAGTAGCATCTGATTTGGTGTCTGCATTAGGCTTAGCAGGCGTTGAAGTCTTTGTTTCGCCTTTCGAGTCAGCAGCTGGTTTGCCGGCAGGCTTTTTAGATGTTTCGGCCTTAGGCTTCGATTCCGCCTTGCTAGCAGCTTCAACAATTTCAATGCTTGTTGAGCCGTATTTAGCAAGGGTCTTGCGCCAGTTGCCGTTCAACTCAGCTTCGCTGAATTCAAGGGTTTCGTCAGGCTTGAAGAAGACAGCTGAACCGCTCTCCAACATGCCGTAAAAGATGAGCATGGAGCCTGAGATATTTTTGAGATTAATCATTGGTTTCTCTTTCATAAGGATTGTAGCGGTTCAGACGGCCTTGTTAGTTGCTGATATTGTACTCAGTCATCAAAGCAGTGACTTTATCGCTAACTTTGCTGATATCGCCTTGTACGAATTCAGTGCCTGCACCGATAATGATGTTACGGCCTACGTTACCAGCGTGGTTCATACCAAATCTGATCATGTCGAAGGCTTTGTCTGCGCCAGCAGGTACAGGAATCATAGCAACGTGCCATGTGTCATAAGGATAGACTTTGGTTGCTGAGATTGGCTTACCATTAATGGTTGTACCTTCAGCAAATCGCAGTTTGAATCCGTCTGCTTCGTTGGTAGTGATCAAGCCATTACCAATAATGCTACGGCCTTTCTGATGAATTACAGAGAAGCCAGCACCGTTAGCTCCGCCAGCAACTTGCTTGAACGGAACAATCAACGCAGAAGCAGTTGAACCGTCTGAAGTCAAGCCTTCTGATTCAATGTATCGGATGCCCTTGCCTTCACCAGCCACTAATGCGCGCATAGTCTTATGACCATCAACTTCACCGAATGCTCCTGCCCAGCCTTCTGGCTCACCTGCGCGGATAGCGTTGTTCACGGATTTCAGCTTGGCTGTGCCGTTGCTACCAATCGCCTCAGGTGCCTTAGCTTCCAGTCCGTCAAATGTAAACTTGATAGACGTTTCAGCTGTAGTAGCCTCAGTTGGAGGTGACGCTGGTGCTGGAGAAGCTTCTGCTGTAGTCTCTGCGGCTTTCGGAGGCTCGCTAGATGTAGCAGGCGGTTGAGTTTCAGTAGTTGGTTGAGGCGAAGCAGGTTGCTCACGGCCTTCATTCGCTTTCGGAGTATCCGCTGGTTTAGCTGTTTCGGCCTTGCCGATATTCAATTTAGAGATAGCAGCTGCGACGGCTGAATCAATCAAGGCTTGAATATCAGTCTTGGATACTTTGGTATTGGCTTCAGCTGTACCGTTAGCAGTCGTTACATTGCGGAAAACGAAGTCAGTCCACGCGCCTGACCGTTGATCCCATGTTTTGTTGTTTTCATGGAAGCAGTCAGTGTGAGTACCAGTTTGGTAGAAGCCTTGACTAGCAACACCTGAGCGGTGAACATACTCTCGGTCAGAAGTGTACGGCAGGGCTGGATTAGCGCCTTTAGTGTAAGGAGTAGTGTCCAGTCGGTTATCGCGTACAGTACAACCAGACAAGTTAGCAGACAGGAACATGCGGTCATAGTTACCGTATTGAGAGTTGCGAGCCATGTTGTTGACGATGTAAGAAGCGTCAATGGTACCATAGCGAGCCTCTGCGCCAATCATGTAGGCATAAGAAGAGGAATTGCAGAAAGCTTCAAACTCTGCGCCTGAGCCTTGACCTGTCGGGTCAACAGCTTGAACAGAAATGGAGCTTGCGTCAGCATACTTCGTGCCTGTTGCGGTAATTCTAACTGCTGTAATCACGCCGTTGGTAACAGTACAAGTAGCAGCTGCACCGCGTGCGCCTTCGCCACCGCCTGTAATAACAAGCTTGGTATCAGGGCTGTAGTTTTGACCGCCCTTCTTGATATTGATTGCGCTCAGATAGCGTAAGCCGAAAGGCTCGCCAAAAGGCAATGCAAAGGTACAACTGTTGCCTTGAATTGTAAATCGGTTATGACCGAAGTTACAAGGCATACCGCGTGGGGCATAAATACGGTTGTTCTCAACTGTAACGTTTGCACGCAACCACCAGAGTTTCTTGTCTCTGCGGGCTTTTACACCTGTTGCGCCATTAATCAAGAAGATACCGTTCAAACCGCATTCAAACTCATTGTCTTTGATGACGATGTTAGATTCTTGGTATTTGAAGCTGGTGTCCTCTGCCCGACCGCCTTTGGTTGCGTCCATCGCAAAGGATTCTTCAATCACCACGCCTGTACCATAGTACAAGCATGAACCACTGTTACCGATAATTTGGATGTTATTACCAGTATGAGCATCACAAACTTTGCGTGCTGCGAAGCCGAAATGGTTATTCAGGAAACGGATACCAATTTGAGGCAAGTATCGGCTAGTCCAAAGCCAATAGCCTGGGTCAACAGTTACTTGGCTGTTATCGCGTGAATGGCCTAAGGAAGCGTCAGGGTGACCAACACGACCTTCGATACAATTCATGCCCTCAATCGTAATACCAACACCACGTACAACGCCGATGCCGCCGATATAGTTAGCATCCATGAATCCGCCATAGACTTTGCAGTCATAGCAAACCATTTTTTCTCGGATAGCCGTTGCGATGTCGCCACCATCTACTGCGCGACAGTCACGAGTAGAATACAAGCCAAATTGCAATGCGGAGCTAGTCATACCACGGATATCAAAATCCCAGACGACCAGATGATGAACATCATAGAACACCCAACCGCAAGCAGACGAACCGCGTTGGCCGCCAGCCCATGTACCCCACTCTTCAGACACTGTACCATCTTCTTGTGGGAATTGGTTTTTGGTGCCGTCTTCATTCCAATAACCGCCAACACTCAGATATTTTCTGACGCTTTGTTGGCGTTCATATTCTTTGACTTGAGCCCAAGTCAAATCAGCAGGTTTCTTGACGTTCTGTACTTGAGCAGCATTGTTACGATAGCGAGCCAAGTCATGCATCAATGTTGTGGTGTTAAAGCCTAAATCGTACAAGCCCTTGTCGGCATAGCCGTAACCGATGTCTGGATTTTCTGGAGTCCAGCCATCGATAGGCGCAAACAGGCCTTGACGACCGCCGACATAGCCTTTCTCGAGGTATCGGCGTGAACGGATGATACCACCGTGTGTGATGATGTTACCTTCGCCACCGTCCATTTCAAATACATTGACTCCAAAGGACTCAACGATGAATGTAACGCCACGAAAATCAAAGTAACAGTTGGATTTATTTCGGATATAGATACAAGGCTGTGCGCCGTCAATAGTCAGCTTCATTCCGCCGACACTAACGACACGACCGTCTGCGCCGAAAACTTCAGGCTTGTAGCCTTTGTTCTTATCGACACTGAATACTGAGCCTTGACGAGCAGTAATATACGAGCCGTTGGGGATACGTTCAATAAACTCGGTAATTGCACGGCTGACAGCAGCTGCTTCGTCAGGAGTTTGTTTGTTGTCTTTGAAATAGCCTGACAAGACTTTTTCGCGCAAATCGCCAGTCAACGCATCTTCGAGATAATACACGCCACGCTCAACAGCAAGTTTCATACCAGCTGTATGCGCAGCTTGTAAAGCCGCAATCTTGGCTGCTGTTTCTACTTCAGAAAGCGCGCCATTGACTGCGTTTGCAATATTGGCAGGTGCTGCTAACTCTTTAGCTTCAGCAGCGACATCTTTGGCTGCTTTAGTCTTTCGGGCAATAGAAAGCAACGCATTTTCAAGGTTGTTCAGTTGCTTGGCCATAATTAATCACCCAATTCGTTCAGGATGGCAGCCAAGCCTTCGTCACTCACACCGCCATTAGCAGCTGCGGAATCTGCGGCAGCAGGTTTACCGCCCCCCTCTTTTGGAGGAGTAGTAGGTGCTGGGTTAGCTGCTGGAGGTTGTTGAGTTGTAGGATTAGTTACAGGTGCTGCAGGCGATGTAGGTTGTCCTGTAGCACTAGAACCTGCAGTTGCTGTAGGGTTAGCTGGAGAAGGACTTGCAGGTGTTCCTTCTTTGTTTTCAGCTGGAGTAGCAGTGGCAGGTTTTTGAGTTTTAGGTTTTGGCAGGTCTTGAGGAGCTTTCGGAGGCTCAACCCCGTCAATTTTGGTAACTTGGACGTCTGAGTTCCACTTCGCAATGAATTTTTGCCATTTCAGTCTGAGTGCTGATTCAGCAAATTCTAATGTTTGTTCAGGCATAAAGACGATAGCCTGACCGCTAGCAAGTAAGCCATAGAAGATGACCACGGCTTTTGAGGTGTTTTTAAGTTCCACCATGTTTACTCTCCCACAAGTTTAGTTAGGCCGTCTGAACGGAGTTTTTGAGGCTTCGTCCAGACGGCTGCTTACATTAGTTGCGAGTGATAGTCAGCTTGGTCACCAAGTTAGGGTTAACAGCTTTCATAGCAGACCATTCACCGGCAGCTGTACGGCTGCGGAATGGGTTGCGGCTGTCTTGGATGGTAGAAGTGATCATCAAAGGCATGTAAGGAGCGTACACCAGAGGTGCATTGAAGTAGTTACCGCTGTTGGCAACGAAGTACATGTCGTCATCAGCTACCACGCCAGTAGCGCGGATAACAGGGATGCCGTCATAGTAACCGTACAAACCAACAGAAGTGGTAGCTGCGTCAGAAGCAACTTCAAAGTCAGGCATACCGCGCAATACAGCAGCTGCACCGTTACCAACGATGTAGCGGTTTGCACCGTTTACGCCTGAAGCGGCATGCAATTGAGCTTCAGCAGAAGCAATTGCGTCGATGAAGGTCAGTTTCGTGTAATGGACAAGTCTTTCGACCTATCTGAGAAATATTTTATTACCTCATCCTCTGAAAAGAATTTATGTAGAAGTTCAAACTTGGGATACATGCGGGCATACAGTTTTGAGCGGGCTAGTTCGTAATTTATCTTGTTGAACTTTTCCGCACTGGGGGTATGGCCAGCTTTAATCATCAAGTCAAAAATCTCTTTAATTCTATTGATATCTGCGTTGCGTCTAGCTTTCTTGAGGTTAGCTTTATGCTCATCAGATATACCCGATTTTGTGTAATGATTATCACCCTTGGCGCAGTTTTTAGCGCAAGATTCCGAAATTTTGGCCTTGACCTCTTCTGACATAACTCTGCCGCTTGCTGCTTTAGACAACAACGCTTTAGATTCTTCAGAGTGTTTGCGACCAAACATAGGATGGTTTTCTGGTTGATAATCGGGTCTATTCATAAAGTGATTATCTTTGATTCGAGCTTTCATATCTTCAGAATGAAAGTCATGACCAACCAGCTTACCGCCTTGGTGGTAATTCAGTAGTGAACCGCCTTCTTTCTTCCTTTTGATGGAAGAAATATACAATTTTTCCAGCTCAAAGGCTTTCTCTTCAGTCAAGTCAGTGTGCAACACTAAAATGATAGGCTCAAGACCTTGAAGCAAAAGCGTTTTGGCGAATTCAATTATATCAGATTCTCTTTTCGGGTTATTATGCTTTATCATGTTTCTAGCCTGCATCACATGATAGGTCTTGCGTGACCCTGAGCCTTTTCCTACATAGATGGGCTCATATCCGAAAGACTTATTCAATTCAGGATAGAAGTATTTACCAGGCATTGCTGGATTCAGATACATGTAAACATAATAGGATTTGGGTTTTTCAAGCATATATTTCTCTCTGTATTTTCATACAAATACGGACTATATCACACCAAGAAAATTTCTTGGCCTCCTATACTACGGCTGCTAGCCCTCTCGGAAAGTTCACGCGGATTGCGCGCTTTCCTTTTAGTCTCTGAACCCGAATCATGGGATGTATTATCCTTTAGATTCTCGGCTGCTGATTACCAGTCGGACATACGATTTTTCAGCATTCACGCTCGCCATTTCTAGCCACGTTGTAGCACGTATTCCCAGTGTAAGGTTTCCAGCAATTCATAGGAGTTTAAAGAGCACAAACTAATTGACCTTAAATTAGTGGATTCTATGCTCTGCATAAGATACGCCAGATGGCGGTTTAATTGACCAAGTCAGTGGAGTACCAACTTGTTTGTAGCTGCCAGCAATCTCTTTAACAGCACGAGTGTTCAACAAACGAGTCAACTCATTGGTCAAGTCTTGAGCAACTTCGTCAGTTGCAGAACGGCCGAAGCGTTGAGTGAACGCAAAGTTGGTGAACGCGCCGATATCAGAAGACAAGGCGGTGATTTGAGCAACCACGTCAACAGTGGACAGGGTTGATTGAATACGGTCGATTTCTTCTAGCGCGTCAACGTCCAAGTTGTAGGTTACACGCAATTTTTTGCTTTGAGTAGTAGCATCAGCTACAGTTTGCAGGACTTTAACAGTCACTTTACCAGTAGCATAATCTACTGAGCCTTGGATACCAAAGCCAGCGATATTACCTTGACCGTCATCTTTACCCATACCATAGGTATCAACCAAGATTTCAGTTTGATAAGGACGGACTTGGGTGTTCAGTTGAACAACGTATTCAGCTTGACCGTCAACCAAGGCAGTTACAGAAGTGCGACGGGCAGAACCAAAAGTGCCATCACCTGGGTTATCACGGGTCATAGGGTCGCTGATTACTTGGCCGGCAGTATAACCGCCACCAGCGTTAGCAGCAACAACGTTGCGGAAGTAAGCAATGCCGTGTTCTTCAGCCATTGGTTGAACAGAAGCCAGCAAAGGAACGATAGAGTCAGCGGCAGCTGCGGTAATCACGTCCAAAGCGACTTGAGGCAATTTACCCAGCGAGCCGATAGAAGCGTTGGCTTCAGTAAAGGCGCGGTATTGTTGGAATTGGTCCAATTGACGGCCTAAGGCAGCCAATTCAAAGTTGCTGACGCTTTCGCCAATAGCTGTACGAGCACAACCACCTACATAGGCTTCAAACAGGTTGCCGTAACGGCGTTCATATTGGCTGGCTACTTGGTCCACATTGGACTCATTGATAGATACTTGTTGTTTCATAGGATTCATTGGGTGTGTCCTTGATTAGAAATTACTCGGTGCAGGCAAGCGATTACTTGCGGGTGCTGCGAACATTAGTGCGAGCATTGCGGTTGCCAGCACGGTTACGTGAAATCAAAGCTTCTGCCAATGTGGTTTTACCTTTAGCAGCAGGAGATTTCTTTTTAGCTTTTACTTTAGCCTCAGTGAAGGCTTTGCGACCACGACCACGTTTGAAGCGTGCAACGGATTCTTGAACGCTGAAACGGTCTTCATCTTCGTTGTCACCATCTTCGCCGTCTTGATGCTCTTCTTCGTTGTCGTCATCTTCGTCAACGTTGTCGAAGTAAGGGTCATCATCTTCTGGTTGGCCTTCCACTTCGCCAAAGCTTTCCTTCATAGAAACCAGCAGTTTGCGGGCTTCTTTCAGGCTCATGCCTTTGCGACGCAGAGATTCAACGATTTCAGGCTCAACGCCTACTTCGTCAGCAATATCAGCGACTTCTTCGCCTTCCAATTGCTCTTGTACTTTCTCAGCGGTGTCAATCAACTCTTCGAGTTCTTCAACGGTGCCCAACTCTTGGTATTGAGTCAGTTTTTCTTCTGCTTGGGCAGCAGCGTCCATCAACTCTTTGACTTGTTCAGGGGTGTCAGCGACTTCTTTGAAGGCAGCCAGTTGTTCGACAGCAGCGTCAGCTTCAGCCAACAGGGCTTTGTAGGTTTCAGGAGTTTCGTCACCCAAAGCTTCTTGAGTATGTTCCAGTTCCTGAGTAGCTGCATCCAGCTTGTCGGTCAGGTCTTCAATAGTTTCGGTTGCGGCTTCAACGGTGTCGGCCAGGGCTTCTGGGTCATCGTCAATAGATTCGTACACGCTGAGTTTTTTCAGCTTTTCGTGAATTTCAACAGGAGTGCCGAATGCTTCATACAGCTTCATTGCTGCTTTAGCTTCAGCTACTTCCACACGAGATGCGCTCAGGGCTTCTTGCAGCTCAGTTGCGCGTTTGTCGGAAAGCTCACCACGTGCGCGCAAGTCGCTCACATGTGCTTCCATGATTTCAATCGGAGTGCGAGTTTTGTCCATTTTTTGTTTACCTTTGGATGAAAAAGATTCCAGCAGTTCAGGCTTGGCCTCAAGATAGCCAGGGTCGAGTACAAAGTCAATCCTTTCGAGCGTAAAGCCCTCAGGCTCAACCATACTGTAACCGTCAGCTGTTTGAGATTCAGCCAAGAAACCGTTGGCTTTGGTTGATGTACTGATTCGCGCTCCAGCGCGCAGTAGAGTGTTTAAGTTGCGGCCAGGCTCAGTGTTTAACACTAGATGTTCCGCATATCCTACACCGTCCTCAATCCAGAGTTTGGTTGTGATATGAGAAAACAAGCCTTTGCGCACCTCTTCATCAGTGATTTCAATATCATGACCGAAAGTGCCCAGAACCAGACGGCTATCTAACCGTTGTTGAAGTTCTGGATCACTCAAGGCATTTTGCCAAGCTTCAAGCGTGTAATACACGCCATTTCTGCTTGTTGTTTCGGGGAAAAAAGTTGGGCCAGACACACGAGCCAGAATGTTAACGCCGTCAACAACGCTTTCTGGCCCAGTTTCTTTGACTGTGTAAGCCGTTTTGCTCTCCCAAATGCTTTGCAATGTATTGGGTGTCATTTATGCTTCCGTTCAAGAGCATGTCCAAGATTCTGCAAGGCTTGAGCCAACTCGCCCAATTTCACTTTCAACGGCACGGTGAATTCGATTCCGCCGTCTATTGAACGGATTGAGCATTGGCCGCAAGTCTCCCTCAAGGTCTCTCGGATTCTGCGTTTTTGATACTCAGAAGAGATATTGGTGACGGTATAGGTTGCTTGTTTGTTGTCTGCATAGCTACGAGTTAAACAAGCGACTGAACCACCGCTTTCTCGGAGGCTTCTGACCTTCTGAGATTCCAATAGCCCTCTTAATTGCTTTATAGTTTGCACCAGGTGTATCCTTCGATGGTGAGATTTCAGAAGTCTCAAGCATGATTGACTCATCTTCGAGCTTAGTCAAAGCGCGTGCAAATATCGAGCCTGAGGTGCCCAACCTATCTTTGATTACTTGCAGAATCATATTGTCGTCAATCTTGTACTCACTGTCCTCACCTTCCGTCAGCGGTCGGATAGTTTCAAACATCTCCAATGCTGAATTGATAGAGGACAGGGTCAAGTCTTGTGACTCCAAGTCTTCAAGCTCATCAAGGTTGGTATTGTTGCGCAGTGTAACTCTGATATCACCCTCATTCAGTTTACCCGAAAGCTCAGGATAACGGTTTTGAAAGTGGATAATCAATAAGCGAGTTAATGCGCGTGAAATATTCTTCTGAATTCTCTTGACTTTTTTGGCGTAACGAATTGAGTTTTTCAAGCTTTCCTTATGCTCGCCTTCGCCGAAAAATACGGCTGCAGGCACGCCTATCGAATCCAAGAAATTGCGCAAGGCCTGATTCTTCGATTCGATGTCTTCAACTCTCTCATTTTCTTTTGTGTCTAACTTGACAGGTTGCGAGCGGTCACCCACTATCGGGACAACACGGATTCTCGCTAATTCTCTGAACATTGTTTCAGGGTCAAGGAAGTCGGTCATTTGGTCGATGTTGTTATTCAACAGAGCATCATAGTGTTTAGTCACTTCAGTAGATTGTTGCGGGTCATAGTTGTCCGGCAACGGAACACCCAACACGTTAGGAGTCAACGTGTCGCCAATGGAACGGTAGGTGTTAAGCTTGTCCATCAGCAAGATGTCCTGAAGCTTGTCGAGATTGTTGAAGATAAAGGAACGGCTGGCACGCAGCTTAAAGGTTTTCGGCAGAGTAGCGCGGAAAGCTGACAACGGAGCAGCTTGGCGGATAGCTTGTGTCCAATCCTCTTCGATATGGATTTTGGTGAAGCTCAAGTCAAGGCCGAAATAAACCAACTCATCAATTGAATGATAACGCTGAGATATAGGCTTCTTGCTCTGAGGCACATAAGCATAAGTACCAGCAGCATCAGCTTGACTGAAATCGCTAGACAAATAATCATCTGAGATGAAGAACATGACTGGATTGTTTTTGCTATCGGTCAAAGCAATGACTTGATGCGGTTCATAATCGTCAACCAAGTCAACCACACCAACACCCTTGTAGGCAATCGGTCGGAGGGCGTATGAACCGTAATGAAGCAGGTCATCAATGATGGAGTGTAAGATTTCAACTATCTTCAGTTTGCGAAACAGGTCATTGGCCTCTTGAGTCAAGGCATCATCGCCTATTACTTCGACTGAAACAGTATCGTCTGAGGTGTTGTCAAGCAGCACGTCATTATTGATAGTATCATACACGCCTTCTGTAACCCAGTTACGGCGGAATTGACGGAGGGTCTTGTAGTACTGAATGCGAGTAGTAGCAAACGCAGTCAGCTTTGAGTTCAAATCCCTTGCAGCCCTAGTATCCTGCACGCTGAAGTTATGCACAAGATGGCCTTTGGGATTGATAATGCTGTTCATAGTAGCGGACAAGATGCCGCTTACATCTGAGTCCACACGGGCATTGAAGTGCATAGGGCTTATTCCTTGCAGATGTCAGGTTAATGGGAGATGAATCTTGTAGGGAACAGGATTCCGAACATAAAGACAGGATTTTGGCGAAAAATAGTGCTGGAGAATCAGAAAGTTATCCGCGAAATATACGATTTCAATGTCATAGATGTGATACAATATCAACACACAAGTTATATAATAACTAATAAAAGAATCTAACAATCCATGAGACTGGAATCCTTGAAAACAGCCCTCACGGAATCCCGAAGAGAAGAATCAAGCAGTCAGGATAGAATCCCGAAAGCAAGAATCAAGAAATCAGGAGGCCTGAAGACTGAAAACAAGAGATTTAGCAGCCATGAGACTGAAATCTTGAAATCAATCAAAAACAAGGATTCTGATGACTGAAATAGCCCTCTGGTATATCCCCCCAGCAATGGTAAATTCCAGCCGTTGACATCCTCCCATTACTAAAGCAATGAGATTCCTACTGCGATTGGCAGTTTCCTGCTGACTCGCTTCGGTGGGTTCCTGCTGCTGATCGCCTTATTGTACGATTCACTACACAGGCTCAACGGGCATGTCCTGCCCTGATTAAACTACTTACTGAGCGACCAGTATTTCTTGACCGCGCTTTAAAATGTTGATTGCACCGACTACATCGGCATTTTCTGTATAACCGCAATCAACACACTCAAATAGTGCTTGCGTTTGTCGGTTATCTTTTGCAGTATATCCGCAAGCAGGACAACAACGACTAGTATTTTGTGGCGGAACAGCAATTAAATGGCCGCCATTCCAAGCCAGTTTGTAGTCTAGCTGTCGGCGAAATTCGTACCAAGCCTGGTCTAAAATAGCTCGGTTTAAACCTGACTTCTGCTTAACGTTTCTGCCGCGTTTCTCAACCGTTCCTTTAGCTGATTTCGCCATATTCATCACTTTCAAATCTTCTACATACACAATCGCGTGATTTTTGCTAATTGTGCTACTGATTTGATGTAAATGATTCTTACGAATATTGGCAATTTTGTGGTGCAATTTGGCAATCTTGGCTTTCAACTTCTGCCAATTCTTTGAAAATTTGGTCTTGTGTTTAAATTGTTTTTGTAGTTTGGCTAATTTACCTTTTAGCGTTTTGAAAGCGTTAATCGGTTCAAAATATGTTCCGTCTGATAAAGTAGCAAAACGGACAATTCCCATGTCAATACCGATTTCACCGCCTTTAGGTGTCGGAATTTCTGCTTCAAATTCAGTTTGAATTGAAACATACCATTTATCACATTTTTGGCTAACTGTTACATTTTTAATTTTACCTAGCACTTTACGGCTGTTACGATAACGCACCCAACCTATTTTCGGTAAATAGATGCGATTATTTTGTTGTTCCAGCTTACACTTCTGCGGAAAGCGAAAACTGTCTTTTTCACCCTTGCGTTTAAATTTTGGGAAGTCTGAACGTTTGGCAAAGAAGTTCTTGAAACTGCTTTCCAAGTCTTTCAAACTTTGTTGCAAAACTTGGCTGTGGCAGTCTTTTAGCCAGACTAGTTCACGCTTCCATTCAGGCAACAAATTCGCAATTTTGACGTAACTGAATTTGAATGACTTATCAGCTTCGTATTGTTCATTTTGATACGCCAAAGCACGATTGAATACGAAACGTGAACAACCAGCAAACTGTTTCATTTTACGGACTTGTGCGCCGTTAGGTATTAATTCAAATTTGAATGCTTTTCGTATCAACATGGCTTCACCTATAATGGAATTTTTAGGACTGCTTCATAATCCTCGCCTGATAGCTGCGCCGTAAACAGCAAAGTTTTACGGCGCATTAGGAGAAACCGCCCATCAATTTAGCTTTGAATGCCTGTTCTTTCGGAGCGGATTTTTCCAACACTTTGAGCAATGTATCAGCCTGTTGCTTGGTCACTTTCGTCTTGTCTGCTAGCTGCATGTTCTCTTTGGCTGACCAGATTGAACCGCATAATGCGTCAGACAAGTCTTTCGAGCCTGCTGGAGGCGGTGGGTGGTCAAACTTGTCGTCATGCTCTTCCAATTCCCTGATTTCACGCTTGAGCTTTTCTGAGGCGACAGCTGTTGCACGGCCTTCGAGAATTGCTGAGCGCAAATGATAGTAAGGGTCTTTGGTTCGGTCAACGGAAATCAGCTTCACTTCAAAACCAGCATACAGTAAATCCTGCCGCAGGTTGGTAGATTGGAAGCCGTCTGTTGAAACGCAAGCAATCGGATAGCCCTCAGCCCTTGCATCAAGAATGAATTTCTTGATTTTGTGGATTGGGACTTCCTGTCCTGGTATGCTCCGTATCTCCATCAGCCATTCATTGACGAATACTGGCTCAACAACTACCGTCTGAGTGCCCTTGACAGGGTCATAAGCTTTCACCTCTTCGTACCTGTCAATGTATGAGCAAGCAATACCTGTTGAGTCAGTAGTCAAGCCTAAGTCAATATGGATGAATCGGGGCTTGTCGCATAACGCCTTCAACAACCCGATGTCGATGTAATCCCGCAATGACTGGTCGTTGAAGAAGTCTAGCACTATCAAATCCTTGGTAACAGGATTAGGCCGAATGAACGTGCGATTGAGAATCTCATTGGATGAGATAAAGGAAGCCGTGCCGAAAGTTGAAACACCAGCCAAGTCACGTAATGATTTGATGATGTTGAATTCAAACTGTTCCCTATGCTCAACAGGGACATCGACAATACGATTAGGCTTCAAGTTTGGAAGCATGTCGGAATTGGAATCATCAATGATGAAAGGGTCAATAAACTCATCGCCTGCGTACACTTGGAAGAATTTGCCTGAGTATCCTCCCAAGTGCCATTTTGCTTCCCAGTGTGAGAAGCTGAAGACGATATGTCCTGTTGAGCCTTTCTTTTCCTTTTCCTCAAGGCGCGCATCAATGAATGAGCGATTGCCCTTGTTAGAGGAATCAAGGATGATGTGTCCTAGAATTTCCTTGCCTTTACCGCCAAATCGGGAATCCCTACGAGTGGAGATTGTGTCAAGGTTGTCCTCTGCTTGACCAGCTACCACGGTCATATCGTTAATCTCCGAAAAGATTGCACCGATGGTTGCTTGACCTAAGTAGTCACTACCGCGTGAGCCTGTCGAAACATCAATGTTACCTTTGAAGAAGGTCTTAGCACCCTTGCGGGTATCAACACGATGTTTGAAGAATGGGCTTGCTTCTACCCAATCCACGAATTGCGACCATAGCACCTTCGACGCAAGGGACTTGGTTGCATTCATCATTGGGAATGTAATGACTGTTGAGGAAATTAGGTCATAATGCTTATGTGGGTCTTCCAAGCACATGACTCGGCAAAGGTCATAGAAAGTGATGAGCAATGCCATAGTCGATTTACCCAAACCGATTGCACCCGATAAGATGACTTCATCATATGGTGAATGGTAAGGGTTGGGGTACAGCTTCTTGGCTGCTTCTCGCCAGATAGGATACAATCCGTCACCCAACACTTTGCCAAGATAGTAAGGGTCATCAATGAATTGCTCAATCGTTGGGACTTCCTCTTTAAAGCCTGCTTTCTTGGCAATCTCAAATAGCACCTTGTTATCTAATGCTACAATCTCGCTTGATTGGCTCATGAGTCAGTCCTTTCAGCCTAGATTCTTTGATTGGCTGGCGTCCAGTAGTCACGATATTCGGGTGTATTGCCGAACAGTTCAATGCACTTGTTTCGGGATAGCTCAAATGAGAACAGCTCAGCCTCATCAGCATAACAGAATGAAATGCTTTCTGTCTGAAGCTCAAGCACGATAGCCTTGCGGCCTGAAGGCAGGGTTACGGCTTTTCCAACAGTCAAATTACACGCTTGTCTTTTAATCGGGGTCATGATGTTTCTTTCTGGACTACTTCTTACTTTCCACTTGCGACAGCAATCGTTGTGCTACAGCTGCGGCTTCTGAGTTGTCCACTAGGTTTGGATTATCGGAATCGTTCATTGACTGTGACAGAATCTTGATATGGACTTTCACTTCCTCAAGGTTCACATCTTTGCTAACTTTCTGAATTTGGCCGTATGCCTGACTCTCACTACTTGATATCAACTGGTGCAAAGCAATCAACTCTTCTTGAGTCAACTTGTCGATGCGGTCTTCATCAAATAGCTGCTCTTCAATAGCATCTCTGAAATTGACGAGCTTTTCGAGCCGTACAGCTTCCCTGTTGGCTAATTTAGTCAACAACAGCTGTGCTGCAATACGGTGTACCTGAAGCTGGTCGATATCAAAATGCTTGTCGATATCAGACAAGGTAGCTGGCAATGAACTGGAATTTAGACTTATTACCTGATTGGTCATTTTCAGTTCTTCCTGTAAATAGTGCCGATACTGACGGCCATTTGTATCAATCCCGTGAAGAATCAACGACTTAGCAGCGACGCTCTGCGAAATCGTGTAGGGCGATACATCAATAGATATTAGGGTGTTACCAAAAAATTACGTTAATTGTCCTTGCCGCGCTTACAGAGGGGATACCGTCTTTAGGCAGTCAACATTGGGAAAGATTTTTCTATATTTTTATGCTGGTCTTGGCGGGTACAGGAATCGGAACATAAGTCCAAGATTTTGTCTAAAAATTCTTCTGACGGATTAGGAAGTTATCCGCGAAATATACGATTTCAATGTCATAGATGTGATACAATATCAAATCACAGATATTATATAACTAATAAATCTTTCTAACAACCATGAACATGAAATCAATCACTCATCCTTATCATCTCAACCTACACACTCATGCATGAGATGAAACTTTACAGCCATGAGCATGGAATCCTTGAAAACAATCAGCATGAACATGAAATCTTCTGCCTGATGTTTGCTGTAGCAGGCTAGAGATGAAAACAAACAAGCCTGAGCGTGAACCCTCTGCCTGGTTGATGGGTGACCAGGCAAGAAGGGAGAAACGAGCCGAAAGAAAACAGTCATGCACTGAAACTGAAATCTAATCCTCTGGAGGTGTGTTCAAGCGAAGAAGCAAAATCAACAAAATTGCTGAAATCTAAATGTTGAATCCTGTACTAGACAGAATCTCGAACATAAAGACAGGATTTTGGCTAAAAATTCCTATTGAGTTACAACGACTTATCCACGAAATAAACGATTTCAATGTCATAGATGTGATACAAATACACAACACAGATATATACTAATAGAAAAACAATACCAACTTAATATCTACTGTTGAACAGGAATCAATCCCTCACTCTCAATCCTCAATCAGCCATGAGAATGAAATCGTGAAATTTGAGAATCATGATGCTGAAGCAAAGGATAAGAAACCTTCTGCTTGCGGTGTGAGTGTGAGCAAGCTAGAGATGAGAACAGAATCAGTCTTTATCAACCCTGATGAAGTATGAAACTAGACGGCCTGTAGCCTGAGTCAGCAGAAGAAGGAATAACAATCATGAATCCTACTCAAACCTGTTGAAACGCGAAACTTCTGCCTGAGCGAGGCTTGAGCTTGTATAACCCTCAATCAGAAGAAGGAAGCGAGCCGAAATCTTGAGGACTGCTGCTTGAAGCTTGAAATTTCCCTCAACCCCTGACCTATCCCCAGCAGGGAAAGAAAATCGAAAATATTTTAAACTTTCTTCTTAGCAAAAACAACGAGTTATCGAAAAACCAAAAATAATTTTAAAAGAAATGCGCTTTTACATCCTACCGTTCTTTGTGTATTGTGAACACCCCAAGCGAGAAGAAAGACTAAAGGTCTGAAACTTTCTTCTGAACAGAAACAATAACTTACAAATTTGTCTAGGAGCTTGGCTTAGACAATATTCCAGTGGTGAGGCAAATTTTACTCGGACGCCAGAATCCGATAAAATAGTCTCTCAATCGTGAAAGGACAATCATGTCAACCGCTAAACACAACAATTATGTTGAATTCAAAGCCGCAAAGGTCACCGCCCGACCTGACGACGCAACGGCTCAAAATACTGCGTTTAGCATTGTTGACTTGGTTAACATGCTGCCTCAATCAATAATGCGAAGAGTGAAAGTGGCTCTGGCTGAGACTATCCAAAGCTACATTGATTCAAGAACAGATTTTCAAGTTGTTTATGCAGATACACCTGAGTCTGCTATTAAACAGGGCGTGAAAACTCTGAAATTGAACTCAAAAACCCCTCTGTCTGTATTGTTAGCCAATCTGACGATAGACGGCCTTAAACGAGTAATCACTCAAGCCCAGTTCAACAAGGAACATTGGCTGGTTTCATTCGGTCATAAGGCTAACCAACAAGCTCAAGCTGGCGGATTGAACGGTGCAATCCTGATTGATGAAGATGGCGTTGTATTAACCAATCACGGTCAATCTAAGACTGATGATGTATCCCGCAACTGTAAATGGGCTGCTGGCTCACTGGCTCTGTTCTTAGGCACTTATGCTGAAGACCACATTAGCCCATACTATGCAGAAATCTTGACTGAACGCTACAACAAGAAATTCGAGGCCAAGCCTGCTGCTCTGGCTCTGCCTGTTGAATTCATGTGGAAAGCAATTCAAGAAGTCTTACGTGTGTATGAATCCCCAAGAAGCCGAAAAGCTATCTGGAAAGCAAACAATCTTGAAGTTGTTTACATGGAAACTGAGTATGCAAACCGCAAGCCTGAGTTCCATCTGAGCCAAGTAAAAGAAGGCGTTGTATTGACTGCTGAGGGCTTCAAGAAACAACAAGAATTGGTAGAGGCATTAGGCCAATTTACTGAGATTGAAATTGATAACAACATTCCTGATATTAACTTGGGCGATATTGATGCTATCAAACGCCTGAAAGTGAATCCGCTGACTGTTAAGGTTGAAGCGGATGTTACCAAATTGCAAGTGTTCAACGCAGACGATGTGACTGTGACTGCTTACGGACGAGTTTACAATTCAAGTGTGACCTTACTCAAAGGCCGTCTGAAATCTCACCTGTTTGCTAAAGCAACCAAAGTGGACATGAAATCAGCCTATCCAATGCTGTTGAGAAAAACCGCTTTCCGAGCCTACCAAGTGAAACGCACATTCACCCAAGTAGGCAAGGATTATTACTTTGCTGGTTGTGAGAAAAACTACGAGGGCAAAACAGTAACTGAGCTGATTGATGACTACTTGGAAGACAAACGTGTTATCGCAGCTTTGTGCGGTGTGGAGTATCAGTTGTTTAAAGACTGTACCAATGCAATCTTCATGGGCGCAAGCTTGGAAGATAAAGCCACGTCATCAGTTTACACCCGCATCTGGGAAGCAACTGACTCCGCAGAACAAGCCGACAGAGTTTGGGACAGTATCGTGAACTACTGGGGCAGAGTATCCGAAGCAATCCATACTCACGCAATTGACTACATCAAACGCAGAACACGTGTTTGGGGTCAAGATGCTCCGACTCAACGAGCTAAGTTCATCCAAGAGGCTATCTTTGAAAACGGTCAAGTTGTAACAGGCTTTACAGGCAAGAAGATGTATTTCAACGGTGTAAGTGTGATTACAGAGGATTCTGAAATCTTCAATTCTCATAGCAAACTGTTGGTATGGTACTGCCAAGGCAAAGAATTGGATTTCATCCATCATACAATCGAGGGCTTACGAGCCGAAGGCTTGAAAATCGCATCATATGAGTATGATGGTTTCCGCGTTAAAGGTAAGGTACAGAAAGGCCTGATTCGCAGCCTGACGAAGAACCGAGAACACAAGTATGATATCACATATGGAGACATGCTATGATAACAGTTGAGTGTCTGAAAAACGGCCAGCTTAGAATCGAGTTTGAGACAGACAGGGAATATAATAGCTTCGAGCGTATATTCACCCAGAGGGAACAAAACAGACGGTATCTGTATCACCTCAAGAAATGGACTGTCGCAGATGAAGATGTGGCTTACCTCAAGCGCGACAGCAGATTGAAGGATAAATGCCTGTATGTCTTCAAAGGCCTACTGAGCACCCTGAAATATGTGTTGTCTGCTAACGGCATGCCCTTTAAGGTTATTGGTGAAAAGACTGACGACAAAGGAATTGAGATAACACAACGCTGGCTGGACATCTTTGCGTCTCATCCTAAGAAGGACATGGGATATGACCAAGTTCAGTTACAGACGGCTGCACTATTGAAAGAGAAGAGTTCAGGCATTGTGTCTCTGGCTGTTGGTTATGGTAAAGCAACTATCATTTCCGCCTTAGTCGAATCATACTTGGAACAGCACGACAAAGACGTTGTGCTGATTTCATTTACCAAGAACCTTTTGAAGGAATTGGAACTGCGACTGAAGCAGTATGACGTTGATACCAGCCGAGTGAAATTGATTCACCCAACAGGCTTCGTCAAGTCAGCTGCTACCAAGCCTGAACGCTGGGATGAACTGTCGAATGTCGGCCTTCTAATCGCTGACGAGGCTCACCACGCCTCAGCTGATACTTGGAAACAGGTTATCAAGGCCTGTAATCCAGACTTCCTGTATGGCTTCACTGGCTCAGCTGACGCTAAGTCTGGACATGAGGTGACACCTGACCTAGTATTGAGAAAACAGCTGACTCAGCAAAACTTCGCAATGCTGGAGTATTTCGGAGAATCCCTTATTCATGTGAAGCTACAAGTGCCTATCAATTTGGTAAGCTACAATGCAGAAATTATCAGCAAGGCTGAGTATGAGCAAGTAGTGGCCGAAAACCTAAACAAGGATATTCCAACACCTCAGTTCATTGGAGCTTGTACCCTGAAGCACCCTAACTTCCCATTGACGTTAGCTAGGATTATTGGGGATATGCCAGACGGTATCGTGTTTATACCTGAGACGACTTCAATTGAGACTGGTACTGCTATCTGTAATGCTTTGAACCTTATGGGCATTCGGACAGTCTTTTTGTCCGCCCAAGTTCAGTTATCGCCTGTTGGCGAAGTATCTATGACATTGGAGCAGCTGAAAGCTTTGGCTGCACAAAAAGCGTTTAGAGTGTTGATAGCAAACCAAGTGGGTACTGAGGGATTGGATATTCCTAACATCAACAGCGTCATCCCCATCACTAGCGTATCGTTCAAAGGCTTAGTACAGCCTGTAGGCCGTGCAGCTAGGACGACCGAGTTAACATGCGCCTTGCTGTATGATAAGCATAACGGCGTAATGAACCGTCAGATGAGGCATAAAATGCAGATGTTGAAAGACCACTTCATCTTGAAAACACAACAAACTAAGGACATTTGAGTATGGAATTAAACTCAGAAATGAACTTTCTGGCTTCGCTGTTCAACCCGATGATGAGTCGGATGACGCGAGGTATTGTAAAAACGTTCCCCTGGCAAACGGACGTTGCAAAAACGCTCATGAAGGAATCGAATTTTGACCTCAGTAAATGGGAGCCAGAATCGACACGAGCCGTCCTAGCTAATAAATTGGTACCAGCTGAACTGGAAGCATTCATTAAGATTGCGAGTAACATCCGTGCCTGTAACTCCGAGCCTCAAGTCAGGGCTATGGCGTCAGGCATGTTTCACTATTACAAGCGTGAACGAATCGCCGACATTGTAACTTCAGAAGGTCAGAATATCGACCGAATGGTTGACTTGATTAGCGAGATTCCGAAAGAATTGTCACCAGCCACTGACGTGATTCAGCTGAAATCGTTGGATGCCTCAAAAGTGGTTGAGGAGGAATTGGGTACACTTGACCGTATCTTGCCGACTTCCTTTGACGCTGTTAAGAATGCTTCTGCTTTCGGCGGATACCTGCCGGGCAGCGTTGTTATGGTCGTGGGTGTCCCTGGCTTAGGTAAGACGGCTGCTATGATTCAAGAGTCAATCCATACTTCAATGGCGGGCTATCGGGTGTTGTATATCGCTTTGGGTGACTTGTTACGCTTTGACTTCATCACGCGTATCTCATCGTCAGTCTTGGATAAGCCGTACAGCGAGGTGATTCTGAACCCAGCTGCCTACTATACTGATGCTGTTAAAAAGGCCGTTGAGAATATTGATTTGGTGTTGGTACCGAGTAAGAAGTTGACTTCAGCCGAAATTCAAAACTTGGTCGAGGAAGAACCCGACAAGTATGATATGGTTGTAATTGACTATGACTCAAACTTGGCGGACAACTCCGACCCTGACAATATGTATCATACAGGCGGTGAGATTTATGAGCGCGCAACCGAAATTGCCCGACCAACAGGTGCTAAGGCGCGTGTGGTTATGATTGCTTCTCAGCCGAAATCCCACTTGTGGGGTGAGGAGCTTCTGGGCTTAGATTCCGCTGGCGAATCCTCACGCAAACAGCATACCGTTGATATCATGATTACCATTGGTAAGGTTAGAAACCCAGGCAATCATAAGATTGGTATGATGAATATCGCCAAAATGCGTCGTGGCCAGTCTGATATCACTCAAGCTATCCGTATGACCCCAACAGGCCGAATGCTTAGCATTACTCAAGCAGAGTTGGCTATGTATAAGGGCTCAATCGCCAAAGGAAATTCATGAAATTTGTCGTAACATTACCGAAAATCGAATCTACAAACAACGCCCATAAGCTAGGCCAGAAGGGAATGAAGGCATGGATTTATCTGAACCCTGACGTTGTAAAGATGCAAACCAAAATCAAGGAGCTATTGCAACGTCAGGGGATAAATGATGTCTTGAAAGATGACCCTGAGAAGTGCTACAAGCTTTCCCTGACTTTCAAGCTCAATACAAACTACTGGCGCAGAGACACCAGCAACATGTTTAAGTATGTTGAGGACGGTATTATGAAAGCAACAGGGATTGATGATAGTCAGACGGTAGCAATCGAAAGCCGAAAAGTGCAGACGAAAGAATTGGAGGAAACTATCATCATTGATATTGAGGTCATGGATAAGGCCGAATGGCTGAAAGGTGACGGACATGACGGCTAAGATTGAGATTGATGAATTGGACTTGGAATCGGTATTGACTGTTATCGCTCAAATTCCTATCGGCGAAACAGGCATTGGTAAAGGCTTGACGATAACTCGCAACTCTGAGACCAACTTTGATATCACCATCAATGATGAGCGTGTCCCTGAACGCAGAACCTTGATTGACGATTTGAGAGATTATCGGGCTTTGAAATTATGAATCTGGAATTTTATGTCAACCATTATCAATCAATGTCTTCGCCTGACCTAGTGGCTGAGTTCAACCTATCGGGAAAAGAACCGCTTGATTTGCCTAGACTGTTGGTCATCTCAACTTATCTTGTAAGCCGTGCGCTGAAAAACTCTTATGAGATGACTGGCGGGGATTTGGATTCAGCTTCAACTATCTCTTTGACTGTTGTTCAGACCAAGATGGCTGAGGAAAACTTCGAGCTTACACTGGAATTCCTGTACGACTTGATTGAGCAGGAGGGCATACATTTCCAAACAGCCACTATCTCTTATTCCGTCTTGGCCGACATTCCTGAATATTCCGAGCCATCCAGCATTAACAAGATTGCTATTGACTTCATGTTTGAGGACTTGATGAAAGACACACCAGCTCACCTCAGGCTATTGATGTATAGCTTCATACGCACATACAAGCTTTTAGACGGCCTGTACTCTGATGGAGATAGGCACTACATCTACTGGCTGCTACAATACAACGGAATCAACATGGAACAAGAAGTCAAATTCAGACATTTTGATAAGATGACCTCAACCGCGCAAAGGGTGCTGTTCTTGTACTACTTGCGCCAAGACTATCCTGACATCTTCATTCTTCTGACGTCTATCAAGGACATCAATGCTTTGCTACTGCTGACGCAATACCGCTCCCTGCGGAATGTGTATAACAGGATTGTTCCTGCATTAGACGAATCGGCCTGCCGAGCTATGATGTATCTGGACCAAGGCAACCAGTTAGGTGAAGAATACCGAGTTTATTCAACCATAGCCGAAACAATCATGTTTGATGCTAATGCAACAGACGTTATCAGATTGATGAGTAATGCTTTGGATACAACTCATGAAAGCTTCAATACATTGCTGAATGAGACACTTGAGAAGGCCGCAGCTGACGGTAATCTCACGAAAGCCTCCCAGCTTGCTAATACTGAAAATCAGCATGCTATGGCTTTGCTCAAAAGCTTCATTTCAAACTAAGTTTTGATATAAAACAAAGAATTAGCCGAAAATTAAAAATATTTTCCGAAATATGCGCTTTTCGGTTTCTTCGTTCTTTGTGTATTATGAATCCCAGGGCAATACCGCCCAAAACGCTAACAGGCTGCGTATAAAAGCCTGATATTTCACAAGGAAATACAAAATGAATCGTACTGACCTGATTAACCTGACCGCTGAACAAAATGGTTTCACTAAAGTTGTCGCTGAGAAAGTGGTTAACAACCTGCTGGACACTATCGTGGGCACCGTTGCTAAAGGCGAAAAAGTTGAATTGCGTGGCTTTGGCACTTTTGGCTCAGCCCATCAAGAAGAGCGTCCAGGCTTCAACCCTGTGACTGGTGAGCGTATTACCATTGCCGCTGCTACACGCCCATCTTTCAAATTCGGCCAAGCTTTCAAAGACGCAGTAAACGGCAAAATTATTGTTGCTGTTCCAGCTGCTCATAAACCTGCTACTGAAGCAGGCGAAACTCCTGTTGAAGCTGACGAATAATCCGACCCGAAATCTTAACCCGATATATTGATTGACCTAGTTGGCCTGAAATTACGGCCAGAGAAAGTGATATAAAAATGGAATTGACCTTAGACTTTTTGAAACAATCCTTGGATAGTTACAAAGCAATCAAAGCTGACGAAAGCGGTGGCAACGGTGCCCAGAATGTTGTATTCATGCCCGAAGGTAAACACCGTGGCCGTTTCATCATTGACGCCTCAGGTAAACACTTCTACGCAAAATTTGACGCATACGGCTATTTCCGTGCTGGTGTACGTGACCCTAGTCAACGTGAGTCAGAGGTTGAGGGCGTTCCTGAGGAATTGAAAACACATCGCCATCCGTTACAAGAATTGTACTACAACTACTTGCGTCATGCTCAAAAATGGTCAATGGGCAAGCAAACCGTGTTCCTGTTCTACTTCTACTTGGTGGAAACCGATTCCCCAGCAGATAACTGGAAAGCAGGCAACCTGTACGCCGTGATTGGTAAGCGCATTCACGAAGAGGCCGTTATGTCTTTCATCGAGAACATGACTGCTAATGCGCCCGACCAAATCGTCAGCATGCTTGACCCATCGGCTGAGACACCTCTGCTTGACTTGCAGTACAAAGGTGGTAAAGACGGCAAATGTACCGTTGCACCGTTCTTCCCACTCAAGAATACTGGCCCAGTGGATACTTCAGCATTTGATTACGGTGTTCTGGAGGACTTGTATATCCCCAAAATGTTCAGCCAAGAGCGTTACGACAAATTGGTTGAGAAAGCTGTTAAGCTGATCAAGGAGAACAAGGACTTCATCCGTGAAGCTAAGTACAAGTCTGACTGCGAGTATGCTGAGAAAGTGGCGAAGCGTGAGAACAAGCCTGTCGAATACCCTGAGAAACCTACACACTTGGTAATCAAGGTTGGCGACAAAGTGCTGTATGACGAAAGCAAGGACGGCGTATCCGAGTTGAAAGACGCAGCTACAACTCCTGCCTCAACCCCAACTCCTGCGCCTGCTGCCACTCCAGCTGCCGAGCCGAAAGTTGAAACGCCTCCGACCGCCGCAGCTGCTGCTCCAGCGGAAACTCCTGCTGTAACCGCGCCTGTTGGCGAAGCTCCGAGCGTTGACGCTGACCCATTCGCGCAATTCACCGTGCAATAACTAGGTCAATCATAATCAAAGCTAGACAGGCCTAAGAATCTGTCTAGCTTTTTGTCGTTTTAAGGAGACAGCAATGCAATTATCGGATATTGTCGGATTGCCGATAGCTAAACCGAAAGATAGCAACACTCCGTTGTTGGCTATGGACGGTACATATTATATCAGACGTGCATTTCATGCTATGTCGAAAGGTAAACGCCATTTCAATACGGAGTCAGAGATGTTTGACTTCATGTTGTCTAATGGTTATGACCAGTTCGACAAATACTTCATCAACTTTGACGAGGCTAAACAGAAGCATACAATGCTTGACCCTAGCATTACTGTTAACAGCTTTCTTGGTAGTTTGTTGAAGATTCTGCGAGAACAGTTCAAGTTCCATGCAGAAGCAGTAATCTTGTTTGATAGAGGCTCATACAGATACCGCGACAAGACCAAGTTCACGACCTATAAGGAATCCCGCCAGTATGATGACAGCTTCAAAGTCTGTTGGGAAGCAACTGATATTGCTATTCAGTTGTTACGCCGTCTGGGCTTCCATGTTATCAATATCGGAGGCTTAGAAGCCGATGACTTGGGTATGTACTTCAGCCACAATCATGATAACTGTTGGCTTGCAACGGTTGATAGTGACTGGCAGCAATCAATGACTGCTTCTACCAAAATGCTTCGCAAGGAAGAGATTTTGGACTTGAATAAGGTCATCCAGAATACAGGCGTTCAGAATCCGTTAGACTTGGCTATCTTGAAAGCGATTAGTTCAGGCGGTCATGACGATATTGAGACAATCGGCTTGAAACGCAAGACACCTCAGGAAGCTATTGACGCGTTCAAAGCGAAGGATACAACTGTCTATACGCAGGACGAGCTTAACAAGATTGAGTACAACCTGCAATTGACTCGCTTGGACTATATCTTGACTGATGACGCTATCTATCCTGAGATTGCTAATCAATGGGCTTTGACTCATACGGACAAATCTGCTATTCAATCCCTGATAACCCCTCAGCCGTATATCGTAAGAGGGCTTGAAAGCTGGTTGAATCAAGGTATCCACACCGAAGGATGGAATCATGGCTAAATTGCTTCTAACAGGGGATATTCATATTCATGACTTCCCTGACCATAACTTAGGCGGAAAAGGCTGGCGGTTGGAACAATTCCGCCGATTAGCGCACCGTTATGTTGAGATTGCGAAGGAATACAACTGCGAATACTTCATAGCAGCTGGCGACATCGTTCACCGTCATGTATTGACTCCAGGTGTTGCCAATACGCTCCGCTACATGGTTGAGACGTTATCTGAGGCTTTCCCCAAAGACAAGTTCCTATACATCTCAGGCAACCACGATTCAGGCTCAAAAGCCCAAGAACAGGGCTATGATGACGCAGGCATTCATGCTATCATGTACGACAAAGCGACTTACATGGATAATCAAGTGCTGACTATCGGAGGCCGTAAAATCGGTTTCAGTAACTGGCGACCTGACCAGACGCATTATGACTTCAAGGAACATCTTGACCTTCTGGTTGGGCATATCACGCTTCACGATAAGTTCGGCCAAGAGTTCGATTCTAGCGTGGCTGACTTGATTCTTGCAGGTGACATCCATAACAAAGTTGATATGGGTAATGCTCACTCAATCAATGTTCCGTTTCAACACTACATGGGTGAGTCGGTTGACGGCTCAGTTATCGTGTTGGATACAGACGACATGTCTTGGAAGAGGGTGAAGACTGAAAGTGCTGATACCAAGTTCCTGAAAATCATGTATAAGGGCGATAAGCGTTATGACCCAACTCACCCTTATACAGTCTTGGTTGAAAAGCCCAAAGTTGTGACTTCAGCTGATACGGCTAAAGTTATTGCTGGGCTTGATATCGACAAGGTGATTGAAGAGAATGTAAAGGCAGCAGAATTGTCTGATTTACATTCCGTCTATGCGCCCAATATCGACCGAAGCAATACTGAACCTGCTGACTTGGACTTCGTGCCTGTTAGCATTCGTATCAAGAATTTCAGGTCAATTGAATCGTTTGAGTATCAGTTTACAGAAGGCCTGACGGTTGTTACAGGTGAGAATGGTAACGGCAAATCGAGCCTACTGCGAGCCATTGACTTCGTATTCCGCCCACCGCGCTCAGTCAACAATCTGATTCGCAAAGGCTGTAAGGATATGGAAGTGTCTATGACCCTGTATTACAAGGGTGAGAAGCACACCATCACACGAGGTCACAACGGCTCAGGCTTCGTTGAGTACTTCATCAATGACGTACAGGAACAGGCTAACAACTCAACCGAGTTGAATCAGCGTATTCAAGCCAAATTGCCGTTCATCCGATTGATGGACTTGCTATACCGTGAGCAGGGTGCGCCTTATCTGTTAAGTGGTTACGGCTACAACGAGCGGATTGCGATTGTGTCCGAAATGTTAGGCTTAGGCCTGATTAACAATTTCCATACGGCCTTGAAAGCTGAGCTGTCTGCTAAGAAATCCGCCGTCAAAGGGCTTGAGAGTGAGATTCATATCGCAAGTCAGACGGTAGAAAACCTACAGATGGTTGACCTTGATAAGCGTTTGGAGTTGGCTGAAAAGCAACAGCAGGCTGATAAACTTACCGCCGACCGAAGCACTTTGACTAAGCTGATTCAGGCATTATCGTCCAGAAGTCAGATTGAGGCTCAGATTGAGTCGCATGAGGGATTCTTGGAAAAGATGCGGGCTGATGTTGACCCTAACTTCATGCCTGCTAATACAGCTGATGACCTGAAGTCTATGATTGAGACTTCGACCAATCTGATTGCGTCGTACAAGTCCTACATTACCAAAGCAGGCAATGTTATAAGCCAAGCTGCGAATGATGTAAGATTCGCCCAATTGGCGGTAGCAGCTGCGAAGGAATCGGAGGCTAACTTGAAAGATAGCTGCCCGACCTGCGGCAAACCTTTAGACAGTCATGAAGAGACATTGAATGAACTCAAGACCAAGACTAAACAGGCCGAAGAAGCGGTTGTCGAGAAGCAAAATGCTTTGGCTGACGCTCAAAAGAAAGCTGATGAAGAAGTTACCAAATACGAAGCATTGATTGCCGAAGAGGAAGCCCGAAATCAGCGATTGCGTGAAGAATTGGCTACATATTCGACTCAAATCAAACTGCGGAATGATATCACGAGTGCTGAAGTGCGTATCCTTAGCTTGAAAGAACAGCTGAACGGCCTTCCTGACCCTGTGAAATTCCCTAGCTTGGGCGAGCTTCAAGACAGACTGAACGCTATGGATATTGAGCAACAATCGTTAGCCCGACAAATTGCGGAGTGCGAATTTGCCCAGCGTCAGTATGAACAGTTACAAAGCCTGCGGGATAAGCTGGTTGAGATGAACGCTCAACTGGACACCGCAACTCAAGGCTTACCAAGACTAGAGCAGTACATGAACTTGTTTGCTTCTAACGGTGCTGTCGTGCAATCAGTCTTTACGAAGATTGCTGAAATCATGACCTCAGGCAATTTTGTAGTCCGTACAGTCAAGCAATTAGCCAAAGGTGACCTGAAGATTGACTTTGACGTTGATATGCAGGTTGACGGTTTGCTGATTCCTTACTCCGACCTATCAGGTGGTCAAAAGGTATTGGCTGACCTGTTCTTCCTAACGAAACTGTTTGAGCTTGGTTCCAAAACAGGCCTAATCATTCTTGACGAAAGCCTGAAGGAGCTATCCGAGAACCGTTTGGAGGAAGCTGCGAAGATGCTGAAAGGCTCACGTATTGGTAGCTTGCTGTTATCAACTCACGTGTCTGGCTTCAACTTCTACGACCGCCGATTGCAGGCTGTTATGACGAAGAATGTTAGTGCCTACACGGTAGAGGGCGTCAATTAAAAATTAAGGTTGGTCTGAGCGATAACAGATTATGACCAACCTTATCCTGACTCAAAGGAACAATTATGAATATCACCATTTTTACTGTAAACGGCAAATCCTTCGATACTATCAAAGCAGCTGACTCTGAAGTCCGCAAGTCTGGTAAAGAAGTTGAATTGCTGGGCGATAATCAGCATGAGATTGTCTATCTGGTTGACGGCGAAATCGTGACCGTTCAACGGTCATCGCTTGAAATTAGCCCAGAGTTGTATGATATCATTTTGTCCCTTGAGTTCTAATAGAAAGGAATGTAAATGGCTACAAATTCTCCGACAGAGAATATTGAGAAGCTTGATTTTCCATACGTTGTTCTTGCACGACCAGGCCTGTACGGTCATGATTGTTTGACCCCAAACTTGTTATTCCGCGAAATCGCCGATAATACTGTTGACTTGTCTATCAAGAATCGCATTGCTGTAAAAGTGAACGCGATTATTAACAAGAAAGACTGGCACATGATTGTCGATGACGCAGGCGGTATGCCGTTGTACCTCGACCAAGACTATCCAGCTGAGGATGACCGTCCCATCACTATGGACTTGTTATCAAAGCTGAATGTAGGCTCAAACTTCAGTAAAACAAGTTACAGCTTAGGTATGCACGGCTTGGGCGGTAAAATCACCGTTGCTTGCTCTTCAACATATATCATGTTCGTCAATGCGGCTAAGCAGAAGAAAGCAAACCTGCCGAAATACATCCAGCAAGGCCTAAAGGACGGAAAGCCGATTGCGGCGTTCAAGTTCCATAAAGGCATTTTTGATTCGTCTAAAATGCTGACCTTAGATGAAGTCAAGAATTATCCTGACTTCCCTAACAATAAGGACATCAAAGCATTCCTTGACGAACTGGATGACACATTCGGCACGCTCATCGCTTTTACGCCGATTCCCGAAATGCACGATAGCATGACTATCTCATACCATGGCTATCCCTTGAAATTGATGAAAGGCTTATTCAACCTTGATAAAGAGCTCAAGGACATTAAGGTTGATTTCAAGCTGAACGGCAAGGAATTGGATGCCTACCAGTTCAAGGATAGCTTCAACGAGAAACTGGTTGAAGACAAGGTATTCAGTTGTGCTGTAAACGTAAAGACTGAAGAACCATTGCCTTTGAAATTCATCTTTCAGGTGGGCTGGTCTGCTGATAAATGGAATACAGACGTTGATGGCTCAGTCAATCTTTTGAAGACACCTGCGGGTAAGCATTTGAATATCGTGCAGACTGGTATTGCGCAAGCCTTTGCTAAATATGACAGCCGTATCAAGGCAGCTGATAGCCGTCTAGGTATGCGTCTGTTTGCGCTCAACTTTGCTATCGAGCCGTTGTTTAACAGCCAAGACAAGACCAAATTGTCTAAGTGGGAGGACAAGGGCTATAACGAGCGCGCAACAACTCAAGCGATTGCTGACGCCTTCTACAAGGTGATTACAGCCAATAAAGCGTTCTTTGACCTTTTGATCAATCGGATTATTGAGTACAAGAAAGCGACAGACAAGCTGTCTAACATCGAGATGCTCAAATCTGCATTAGTCATGGGTAAGGACGTCAAGTCACGCTCAGCCAAAATGCACTCTGCTGACGTGTATGAGTGTAGTTCGACTAACTGGATGGCGCGTGAGTTGTATATCGTTGAGGGTAAGTCAGCAGGCGGTCAAATCCTTCAAGCCCGAAACAAGGAGTTTCAATCCCTGCTTGCAATTCGAGGTAAGGTGAAAAACTCAAACGGTATGGAGATTGAAGAGTTAGCCGAAAACCGCGAAATCTTGGCTGTCTTCAACACTATCGGTTGCGGTGCTGGTCCATTGTTTGATATTGAGCAGTCACGATACGGTAAAATCATCATCGCTGTTGACTCTGATAGTGATGGCTCACATATCGCCAATTTACTGTTAGGCTTGTTCTATAATCAGGCTCAAGGCTTGATTAAAGATGGCCGAGTGTTTAAGCTTGAAACCCCATTCTACAAGTGGGAACATGACGGCAAGACTGAGTATTTCTTCGCTGACGAGAAAGACAAGATTGACTTTTCAAAAGGCACAATCATCAAACTCAAGGGCTTGGGTTCATCATCCGTTGACGAGACAGCCAAGTTCATGACGGGTAAACAACGCCGTCTGGTACAAGTGACCCTTGAGGATAGCCGAATGATTGAAGCTCAGGAAGCCGCAAAATTGTTGGGTTCAAGCTTTGAACGAAAACGATTGATGATTGAGAATGGTGTAGTGGAGAATGGTGTATGAGCAAGCAAGAAACATATGATTTTGCTGAGTTTGTGACTGGTAACTATATCAGTTACGGCAAGACCGTGAACCGAGACAGGGCTGTTCCGAGCTTAGACGGCCTAAAACCTGTCCACCGCCGTATCCTGTTGGGCTTGAAAGAGGTAGCAAACGGTAAACTGACGGCTGCTAACAATGGCATTGGTGCTATTCAAGTCTTACACCCATTCGGTGACGGCGGTATCTTTGGTGCTATGTCTGATATGGCGCGCCTCAAGGCTATTGACTCATACGGTAGCGTGGGTATCAAGCTCATGACTCCAGTCCCTGCAGCTGCTGCACGTTACTGGAAAGTGGGCTTGACTAAGGCTCAATCCAAATTCTGGTTCAGACTGCTGGACTACTCGCCATTGATTGAGTCAGATGTCGGCTTAGAGCCAGAATACCTAATCACGCCTGTACCATATTGCTTGGTTTACGGAGCGCAGAATCTAGGTTTTGGTGCAGCTGGTCGCACGCCTGCTTTCACCTATGAATCCTTGCTTGAGGCTTGGTTGAAAGATGACCCGCAGTTGCTTGTACCGCAGTTTGGTTACAAGTTCGACCGCGATAAATCTGACCTGCAAGAGCTTTGGGACAAGGGTACAGGCCGTGTTCAAGTCCGTTACAATGTTGAGAAGCTCAATGATAATGAGATTCTGTTACACGGTTCAGGCGAAACCTTTGCGCCGAATCTGCGAGCTTTCAATAAGCTGTTAGAAGAGGGCAAGATTGAGATTCTGGACGTGTCTGGTGACGAAGTAGCATTGCGTATCCGCAAGTTGCCGAGAGCTAGAGTTGATATCAACGAGATTCTGGACATCTGTAAGCGAGTAGGAACATTCAACCGCCGATACAATATTATTGTGGTTGAGAATGATGTTGTTCGCAATATCGGTATCAAGGAATGGTTAGACATCACTATCAACCGTTTCATTGAGACTTTCGACCACGACAAAGGCAACCGTGTAACGAAGCTCAACAAGGACATCGAAGTCTTGAAGCTGCTCCCGCAAGTCGGTCAGCTGTTGTTGGAAGACAAATCTGACGAAGACATCTTGGCGTCTGTCGAAGGCCTGAGCGTTGAAATTCTTGAGGCTATCAAGCGCAAGAGCATTTCATCTTTGCGTCGTAAGGATTCAAGTGCGGAAATTGCAGCTATTGAGAAGCGGATTCAAGAGATACAAGCTGAAGACCCTAGAGCAGAAATGATGAAGCCAATGTAAAGGCCGTGCGGAGTGTAGTTGATATTGCGCTCCGCATTTCTTTCGTCTGAAATGCGCTTTTCGGCCTCTTCGTTCTTTGTATTCCATATAACACCTGAGGATTGTATATGACGACAATTTTGATAACAGACATTCGCAAGCCTGAGAATCGGATGGATGTCTTTCTCAAGCTTTACAAATGGAAGCTTGATAACAATGATATTGATGAACCAGGCACTGCACTAGCTTTCCGCGACACGGATAAATCGCCGACTGGCGAGCCTATGACGGTTGAGCAAGCCCTATGGTTCAGCCTATTGCAAGGCTTTTGCCACGAAGAAATCGGTGCTTGGGCTATCTATTGGCGATTCCCTAATTTCAAGGATATTGACCTGAAAGAATTGGAAGAGTTCCAGACAGCTTACAAGTACAAGCTGGCTTGGGCTTCAGACATGAAGTGGAAACGTGGTAAAGCCCACCTGATGGCTGCTTCAATCAAAGAGACGATTGCGCCGTTTGAAACCTTGACTGACTGGATTAACAGTTTCTACGACTTCAACGCCAGCCTTGAGGATAACTACCATCGCACTTATGCCGAGTTGAGCAAGTTCCTTGAGTTCGGCCGTATGGCTAACTGGGTGACCCAACAAGCCCTCCATACTTTGACACCGTACAAGATGATGCCTCCTAACGTATTGGCCGACCGCCCTGAAAACTGGTCAGTGCGTAATGGCTTACTGTTCTTATTCAACCGTCCAATTGCTGGCGGCGGCAAAGAAAGCCAGAAGCGCAGCAGCTACGACCCTGAGGAAGTCTTGGCGTTGGAAGAGGAATTAGTCCAGCGTATTGAGGAAGCTTTCGGAGCGGATTTTCACCCGCAATACAACAAGTACACCCTTGAAACTTGGTTGTGTGAGTTTAAACGCCTGTGCTATTCAGGAGGTGAATATATGGGCTATAATACGACTTACTGTTATGAGTGGTTGTGTAAGATGCAAGAGTTGTTCCCCGATGTTGACTACAGTGCTGCGTTGGAATTCATGGAGACTAATCAACACCCGAAAGTTCGGCTGTGTAAGTCTTCACATATCCTGCAGAAATTGGGAGTTAAGACAGGCCGTGTCTTGAACCTTGAAGACGATTATCCAGAATTTGGTAACCTGTACCAAGAGTTCAACCTACCGACCGACTTCATGCGATTGTCTGATAAGGAACAACGCAAAGCTATTCAACCAGTATTCGATTTTTATGTTGAAGAGGAATCAAAATGATGAATTACAAGAAAGGCCAAAAGGTCAATCCTGAGGATTGGCCAGAAAGCTTACGCCGTATTGGCTATGCTGGCGAAGTGATTTATGAGCCATGGACTGATCACGCCGTGAAAGTCCCTGAGGAATATCAGGTCAAATTGAAAGGCGAAATCCCTGCGCCTGCGAATTACTTGAAGCCCGACCAAGAGCCGACAGACACTGTAATCGCAGCCAGTCCCTATTCCTTTGCCCAGTTCAAGGGTATCTCAGCGACTGGTAAGGGTACACGAGTGGCTATGCTGCTGGACTACTTGATTGCTAACTACCAATGGAAGCTGTTGTTTGAGGACGACATCCCCAATTTTCATAAGGCCGAAAAGCCTGAGGACAAATTTGTCGGTAATCCGAATGTCCCACGCTCACGCCAATATGTTGGTATCCTGATTCCTGCCTTGAATCTCCTGATTTTGGGTGCGAAAATCGTCAAGTCAAACAAATCACGTCTGTTGAGCTTGACTGGAGCGGATTCTATCACCTCAGGCCTGTCTCACTGTACCTTGTTTGAAATGCTACATCGTTATGCTAAGAAGTACAACGTGTTGTTTGAGGGCTATGCTGGCCTTGAGGTTGCGACCTTTGACTTGGAGAATCAGCTGAAAGACAACGGCCAAGACCGATATATCTTGGAAGCTTTCCGCCACGCTAGCAAAGACGTAATGCTGGAGCGATTCAAGGACAGAAGCTACCAAGTTGCTAAGGGCGATTCTGCCTTTAACAACAACGAGCGCCATTCAACTATTCCGTTCAAGCGTATCAGTCAGCAGGCTGAGAAGCTCAAAGACCAGATGAAATTTGTTCATCTGAATATGGCTGATTCGACTGAAGAGCCGATTTTTGCGGTCATCCGCTATCTCAAGGCCATCGGCGTTGACCCGACTGATTTTGTTGAGCATACAAAGCGTTCAAGCTTCCAAGCTAAACGCAGCTACACTGACCCAGCCAAGAATTATCAAGATTATTGGTTGCTGTTCAAATTCTTAGAGCAAGAAATTCAAGCAGGATTGAAAAATGGCTAAAAATCTCAATTTGCCGATTCAGGCCGATAAACTCAAGTTGTATCGTGATTATCAATACGGACGTTCAGATGTTTACCGTCGCAAGAACGTGTTAGGCCAGCCAAAGCCCTGGACTGACGACTACTACTTGAAGCACTACAAGTTCACTAACGTCCATCGCAAGAATGACCGTGAGTCCCAGTTCCTCCTAGAGACCGTCTGCGAGAATCCAGACTTGAGCCTTGAGGATAAAGCAATGAACTGCGCCTTGTTCCGCTGTATCAATAACGAGGCAGGCTGTAGTTGGTTGCCTGAATGGCCTATCCGAATGGCTCATGCTACTTCAGCCGATATTGACTGGGAGTTCTTCAAAAAGGTTGAGGCTGGCTTGAAAGGCGAAGGCAAGGGTGAAACCCGTCAGTCAAACGCCTACTTCTTGAGTATGGTCGTACTTGAGGCTTACAAGAACGCTCCTGAGCTTCGAGGTTACACGCTGGCGCGCTTCAAGCTTATCATGGACAACAAGGATAAAATCTTGGCTGCCCTGAAAGCAGAATCCGCCGAAGAAGCCGTTGAGACCCTGAAGACAATCAAAGGCTTTGGTGAGTTCATTGCTTACCAAATCTGGGAGGATTGGACGTATTGCCCTGAGTACCAATTTACAGACAATGACTACGTCAACTGTGGCCCAGGTGCTATTCAAGGGATTGACTGGCTCATCGGCAACTGCGAAATCTTTGTTGATGAGATTGGTAAGAAGAGAGTCAAATACAACCTCAATCGCTGGTCTCAGCAAGATTACAATGACTGGATTCGTAATTTCACGACCAATATTCAGTCAATCATGTCTGATAACGGCCTTGAGTTCAAGCCTGAAGAAATCTTGGACTACATGAAAGAGCCTCATGACCGTATCTGGTCGTTAGGCACTTGTCAAAACAGCTTCTGCGAGTTCAACAAGCTTAATAAGCTGATGAACGGTGTTGCTATGCGCATTCGGAAATACGAGGGCTGAAGCTATGCAAGCCCAAATTGACCGTACAGAGTTGTTTGAGGCTTTCTCAGTTTGTCGGGTAACTGATGAGCTGACTCAAGTGACTATCTCTGGTTGGTTGTTAGGCTTAGAAAAGGCTGCGCTGAAGGGTGCAGCCTTCCGTCTTGAAAACGACACTTCAGGCCTATATTACACCATGAACCAGACTTGCGTGAGTGTAGCCTCTGATAACCGACTCAAGCTGTTTAACTTCAAGCAAAACTTGATTGAGACAATGGAATACTTGTACGCCAAGTTTCTTGAGGAAGCTAAGGCGCAGTTTGTCGTGTCCGATAGCTAAAAATTAGTATTGGTTCATGAAATATCAGACTATCTCAACCAAAATCCCGAAAGGTGCTAAGATGTACACCCCGACAAAGAATTACTATGAAGTCAAGTCTGACCCTGCTGAGCTTGAGGCCTTTGAACTTGCCGCCCAAGAAGCTTCGCAAGAGCGTTTTGTAGAGGGCTTGCATAACGAGGGCTTTGTTACGGCCGAGGAAGCGAAAGCGCACCTGCTCAAACTGGGTGAAGTGCGCGAGTTAGATGCGCGTTGTATCATGGCTGCAGGTTTTGCAAGAAACACACGAGCAAATGCTGGAAAGCCCGACTTGTACCCTGAAGTCAGTTTTATGTTATTAGTTGACGCTTATGCTATTGAGAAGCATATTGATGTTCTCAAGTCAGCAATCAAAGAATTGACTGAAGCAAAGAAAGCCTAAGGAGGCCGAAATGTACCAACCTACTGTGAATTATCACGAAGCCTGTCAAAATCCTGAAGAGCAAAAGGCATTTGAAGCAGGAGCTATGGAAGAAGCTCAAAAATTGCTTGCTATACGATTAGGAGCAGACGGCTTTGAGACGGTAGAGGATGCAAGGCGGTATCTGCGAGGACATAATAACCTTGAATTGATGATACGTGCGGGGCGATTAGCAGAGATTGCGTCAGAAGAGTATGACCGAGCTATCGACCCTAATGCTGACCCAGACAAGAGCTTTAAGTGCTTGGCTGATTGCTACCTCTGTCAACAGATGGCTGATATCATTCATGATGTTGTAGGTGCGACATCTGAGCATCTTGCATTGGCTTGTTAAGGAGAATCAAATGTGTAAAATCTTGAAGACATATCACGAAGCCTGTCAAAATCCTGAGTCACGCAGGGCTTTTGAAGAAGCAGCCATGCATGAAGCTAAAGCCCGATTAAAGAAAGCTGACGCGCGTAACGGATTCAATTCAGAAGCTGAGGTGAAAGCTTACCTGCGGAATTCAGAAGAAGCCGATTTGATTGAACGCGCCTACTGGGCGACAGAAGCCGCAATTGATAACTACACGCAATCTCAAAATCCGCATATCGCGCCTGAAACTAGCTTTGAGCTGTTAGTCGGTTCGTACATTCAAGAAGAGATTGCGCGTGTCTTGGATGAGGTTGTATCTGAGACGGTTGAAGCTGAAAACGCTCAAACAGAGCAGCGTTTAGGCCGTTGAGGAAATCAAAATGTACCGACCAGCAAAGAATTATCACTGGATTCAGCAGAATCATCCTGAAGAGCGTAAAAAGTTTGAAGAAGTAGCAGCGCAAGAAGCTAAAGCCCGATTGAAACGCAAGGCTGAACTTGACGGCTTCAAGTCAGAAGCCGAAGAAAAAGCGTGGTTGCTAAGAGAGGGCAATTTGGTAGGTCATTTGAAGTGGCTGACAGAAGCCGCAGCCGATAACTACACACAAGCTCAAAATCCTCACATTCAATCCTTAACGAGCTTTGAGTTTTTGGTTGTTCACTACATGCTAGAAGAGCTTCTTGACGAGGTTATCGCTGAAATAGCCGAAAACTTCCAGTAGCCCAAGCTTAAAAATTTTTAGCGTTAAATGCGCTTTTCATCTCACGGTGCTTTGTAATATACGAAAGGCGATTGCCTTGTTACACTAGGATATTATATGGATACAAAATTAGCAGAAAAGATTGCTTTGTTAGCGGAATCTCAAGACCGCTCCCAGAAAATCTACCAGCCTGTTGACGGCTGGGTGCTGGAATACAAAGACATTGAGGCCTTTGCCGACCAGCAGATGCATACATTCTGGCCGTTTACAGAATATGATATGCAGAATGACGTTCCTGACCTGCGTCAGAATTGCACGGAGGCTGAACGACTTGCAATCATCGAAATCCTCCGACTGTTTACTCATTATGAGCTGGCTGTCGGTGAGGACTATTGGGCAAGGCGTTACAGCCGCATATTCCCACGGCCTGAATTCCAGCGTGCAGCCTCAATGTTCTTCGCTGTGGAATTGAATAGCCATGCGCCTTTCTACAACGAAGCTAACAAGGTGCTGTATATCGACACGCCTGAGTTCTATGCTGAATGGAAGCAAGACCCTGTATTGGTTGAGCGCATGGACTTCATCGGTCAAGTAGCATCAGCTAAAGATGACTTGGTCTCAATCGCAGGCTTCGTATTTATTGAGGGTGTTGTGCTGTATTCTTCCTTCGCCTTCCTCAAGCATTTCCAGGCTCAGGAAGCAGGTGCGAAGAATCTGATGACTACTCTCAATCGAGGCATCAATCAGTCAGTAACGGATGAAAACCTACACGCCATGTGCGGTGCAGCGACTTTCCGTCATCTGCTGTCTGAACGTCAATTAGACGATTCGCAGAAGTCTGTATTGATGCAGATTATTGATGACTTGAGCCTGAAAGTGTTTGAGCATGAATCCGCGATTATCAACAAACTGTTTAGCAATGGCGAGATTCACGGTATCAGCGCAGGCCAGATGAAAGACTTTATCAAACACCGCATCAATTTCTGTCGAGGCTTGATAGGTCTGAATCCTTACTTTGATGAGGAAGAGTCAGACAAGACGATTGAAAATTGGTTCTACCGCGATATCAACTCAATCAACTTCCATGACTTCTTCAGTGGTGGCGGTTCAGAGTATCACGTGAAGTGGAGCAAAGACAAATTTGCTAATGCTTGGAAGAAATAAGGAGGCCGAAAATGTTGCTGTACCTGTATTTGAATGATATCTTTCAAGGTATCATCGCTGTCACAATCGCATTCGGTATCCTGTTTGCGGTATTCTTGATTTTCTTACCTATGTGGGCTGACCTTGTAGATATGGAAGCCTCAGACATAATCAAGAGCTTCCTGTTTAAGACGGCCTCTGTTACCCTTGCTGTCCTGATTGCGCTTTCCGTTGTCTTGCCGAGCCGTATCACCTTATACACTCTGGCTGCGAATGAGCTGGTTCAGGAAGTCAAGGACACTCCTGAGGTGAAAGCTATCCGCGAATACATCACAACTGAGCTTACAAAGGCCGTTGAAGCTAACAAGCAAGAGCAGAAGAAGTAACGAGGTAAGCCTATGCTAGACTTCAAACAAGTAGTGACGAATATCGGCCTTGTTTCTGTCCGAGTTGTTGAGTTAACAGCTGAGAATATTGACGAAGTAATCAAGGATTTACGCAAGGCTGGCTATCTTGTAGGCCGTTCAAATCATGATGCAGGTGCTATCTACTTCACTGGACCAGACTTTGCCCATGGCAATCACGAGCCTAACAAGACCTACATTGGTGACTTGATAGTTGTTGACGGTAATAAGTGGACACCGCTGAAATATGCAGAGTTTCATTTGTCCGATTCAACCATCAGAGATGCTATTGTGAGAAGCTACAGGAAGCCTATTCCATCCAATTAAGGAAATGAACATGAAAATTGTAGAAAGCTTGAAACGCTCAGTGACTGAGGCTAACAACCGCAAGGCGCTTGAGCTTTACAAGGAGTTCTTGAAGCTGACCAAGATGTCGTCTGGTGATATTGAGGAAGTTGCTGAAGAGAACATCGACTATCTTTGGGAATACGCCAAATTTGACCCTGAGCTTGATAAGAAGCTTGCGGACAAGTACATGCCTGAGCCTAAGGAAGTCAAACCTGGCGGCAGTAATCCCTACACACGCTGGTTTGAGAACATCATTCTGAACGGCCTATTCTTTGATATCAAGGACTTGGAAGCAGCAGTCAAGTATCTGAAGACTATGCCTGAAGATGAGCGTGATGGCCACTATCTGGTGCTTGAAGTAGTCAAGAATACAGAAGTGGTGCTTGAGGATGAATATGCAATCGGTAACGGCGCACATGACCCTCAAGGCTATGATGAGGAGTATTTCAAAATCGTCAGTCAACAAGTCCGTGCGACTTTAGAAGCCTAACAACCCTACAACAGCAGCAATCTATTCCTCCGATTAGCCTGCTGTTTTGTATTTGAAAAACATTAAGGAGATACACAATGCCTGAATTGCTTACTTTTGGTAATGCCCTTGAGCATTTGAAAATGGGTGGCCTAGTTGCCCGCAATGGTTGGAACGGCAAAAACATGTTCCTGTTCTTGGTTCGAGGTGAGGCTATTACTAAGGTCATCAACGATGCCTACAATCACCCAGATGCCGAGACGAAAGACGTGCTGGACGCAATCTACATGAAAACGGCTGACGGCAAGTTAGTCCCATGGTTAGCTAGTCAAACTGACGTTTTGTCTGAAGACTGGGTCATGCTTTAACACTAAGGAGCAAATCACATGGAAGATAAAACGAAAGCTGCAAAGATTACAGAAAGCTTGAAACAATCAATCAACGAGGGTAACGGCCAGCGAGCCTTACAACTGTATCGAAAGGCGTTGCACCTGTTTGGTTGGTCTTATCGAGGAGTTGAAGAGCAAGCCCGATTGACTATCCAAGGCTTGTGGAAACACATCAAGAACAGTCCAAAGGTCAAATTGCCCGACTACAATGACCAGGAATTTCTTGGCGACTATTCTGACCGACTTGAAGACATGATTTACAACGGCTTGATTTTGACATCAAGGCCTTTGAAGCATTAGTCAAAGAGATGGACGAGGAATACGGCCAGGAATATCTTGAAGACTTCTGCGGATTTGCCTTTGAGCCTGTAAAGAACACCGAAACGGTATATTATGAAGACTATTTCATCGCAGACCCGAATGACCCCGACAATGAAAAAGGTCAATATCTGGATATTGTTGGTCCAAAAGTCAAAGTGAGTGTCACAGAGATACGATAGCGACCAGACTGTTCGCGGCATGTTATTCTTTTGAGTAACATGCTGCTTTTTCATTTGTAACAATGAATATCTGATAGAGACAATAAATGAGCAACAAAAAATCCTACGAAGAGCTATCAGCTGAGCGCAAACAACTGATAGCTCAAAATGAAATCCCTGAATGGATGACTACTCAGGGCTATATCATGTTTCGCAATAAGTATGCCTACAACGGCGAAACTGTCCGCTCACGCTTTCAGACGATTGCAAAGACCCTAGCGAAATATCTCCCATTTGAGCATCAAGAGACGGCTGAACAGAAGTTTTTTGATATCATGTGGAAAGGCCATCTTGCACCGTCAACGCCTGTATATTGCAACACTGGTACCAATCGAGGTCATTCAGTCAGCTGCTCAGGCAGTTACATTGAAGATTCGATTGACGGTTTCTACTCAGCCTTGCGTGAGATGGCTTTGTTGAGCAAGAATGGTTATGGTACATCAGCCTATCTGGGTGATATCCGACCGCGAGGAACGCCAATCTCAGTCGGTGGCGAAGCTGATGGCGTTGTTCCAGTATTCGACATGTTCACTCGCACCGCCCAATTAGTATCCCAAGGCAACAATCGCCGTGGTTCTTGGGCTGGCTATATCGACATGGACCATGGTGACTTTGACGAGATGAATGACTATGTCTTGAAGAATCCAGGTGAGGCCAATATCGGCTACAACTTCACGGATGAATTCATCGACCGTCTAGGACAAGGTGATGCGGAGGCTATCCGCCGTTATACCGAGATGATGTACACCCGCAGCCGTTTTGGTAAAGGCTACATCTGGAAGTCAGATGTTGCTAACCGACTTGCGCCTGAATGTATCCGTCAAACAGGTGAGAAAGTCCGAGCGTCAAACCTTTGCTTTACAGGCGATACTTTGGTGGCAGTGGCAGACGGTAGAAATGCTGTTGCTATTGAGCAGTTAGCTAAAGAATCAAATGGTACAGTCAAATTCCCAGTGTACTGCTCTGAGCTTCTACCTCAAGAGAGAATCCGCGGCAAAAGAAATGGCGGTCACGTCAATTCTGGTCGTTGGAGCGAGCCTGTTATCAAAAATGCAGTAGCATTCAAGACAGGCACTAAGCAGGTTGTTGAGGTAACCCTTGAGAATGGCGACAAGTTCAAATGTACGCCAGACCATCAACTAGCAACTCAAGACGGTAATTGGGTAGCAGCTGCTGATTCGTTAGGAATTGAACTGAAATCGATGTTCACTTTCACGCACGCAGTCGGTTCTAAGTATCGTCATATCAACTCTTTGTCTAATGCAAACGCGAAACAACACAGACTGATTTGGGAGTTTTACAACCGCCCGATAGAGCAGGGCTTTGTAATTGACCATATTTCTCCGTGTCGTGAGAAATCGGATGATCGTTTGAGCAATTTGCAATTAATGTCCGTTGCTGAACATCTGAAGAAATCTGCAGAAGAGAAAACTGGTGCCGACAACTCAGTCAACCGCGTGAGAGACCGAGACAGATGGGCGCATAATACGTCTATCAAGTCAACAGGCAAAAACAATGCTAGATTTACAGGCGTTGATAACTTCGAGTTGATTGAGTTAGGTAAGAAGATACAGGAGCTACATCCAAATACTCCGTTCACATTCAGCAAGTATCTGCTAATTCAATCTGAGTTGGGTATCCGTGTGCCTAGCAGCTTTAGCAAATATCGCTTTGGCGGTTCGTTTGAAAAGTATCGCAACTATGTTCTAGGCTTGGAAGAGTATCAGGGTGAATGCGAAGATACTAGACAGCCAATTTCAAACAATCCTGACGAAGCCCGTCAAGACTACATCAACAAATATTTCTACCGCTCAGAAGGCAACATGCTGATTAAGTCAGGCCTGAAAGTAGTTGACATTAAGCCTCTCAACGAGGAAGTTGATGTGTATGACTTGACTGTCGAGGAGCATCACAATTTCTATATTATCACTTCTACTGAAGATGATAATTATGATAATTGTCAAGGCATCTTGGTACACAACTGCACCGAAATCGCCCTACCAGCCAGCGAGGAGCTAACCTTTAGCTGCGTGTTATCCTCTTTGAACTTAGCCAAGTGGGATGAGTTTGATGAAGATACAATCTTCTGGTCACTGGTGTTCCTTGATTGTGTGTGCAGTCATTCCCTAATCCAGATGCAAACAACACCTGGCCTTGAGAAGATTGCACGATTCACCGAGAAATACCGCGCTTTGGGCTTGGGTGCTTTAGGCTTCCACACCTATCTTCAATCCAAGATGATTCCAATTGATTCCCTACAAGCAAGCTTTGAAAACATGGCTATCTTCCGCAAGATTCATGATGAAACCCTGCGAGCTAGTCAGTGGTTAGCCGAAATCTTGGGCGAATGCGAAGTCACCAAAGGATACGGAATCCGCAATTCAACACGTACAGCCATTGCGCCTAATATGAGCTCAGCTGTACTTTGCGGTGGTGTTAGTCAAGGTATCGAGCCGTTTGTTTCTAATACTTTCACCCAAAACACGGCTGCTGGTAACATGGTGCGTATCAATCCTGAGTTCATCAAAGTCCTGAAGAAATACGACAAGTACAATGATGATATTGTCCGAGACATCAACGACAACTATCAAGGTTCAGTTCAACATCTGGACTTCTTGACTGACGAAGAAAAGGCCGTATTCAAGACCGCTTTTGAAATCAACCAATCAGCATTAGTCCGATTGGCTGCTCAGCGTCAGAAGTTCATCTGTCAAGGCCAATCATTGAACTTGTTCTTTGTCGAGGATGAGGAATACATCTCAGAGGTGACCAGAGAAGCCCTTGAAAATCCAAACATCAAAGGCTTGTATTACCAACGCAGCACCCGACTTACACGAGGCTCAAACCCTAGAGGTGAGTGTATCGCTTGCGAGGGCTGATTGAGATGGACGGCTTAGCAATAGGCCGTCTGCAGGAGAATTGAAAATGGACAACACGAATACAACCGAGCGATTGGAAGAGCTTGAAGTTGTTAATCCTGATACAGGTGAGACAGAGATTCAAGTAGTCAAGAAACGAGTTCAAATCCCAGACGGCTTCAAACCAAAGCCAGCTGAGGGAGAATCTTACAATTGATGAAAATCGAACGGTTGAGAACACTCTTGGGGATACTGCAAGAAGCGCACGGCATTCCCAAGAGTAAATCATGCGTGATTGAGAAGAACGGAGGCTGTTCAACCCGCCCTCCAAGCTATCGACTAGACCGAAAGCTGCTACAACGCAGGCTAAGGGATAGCATAGCCACTTATCAATCACGCTACAACAACGGCGGAATACCGCCTGATTTGTAAACTAAACTGAGGACAATTTATGAGTAAATTGCAAGAAGCAGTGGTTCGTGCAGACGAATCTATGAACAAGGCATCCGTTGTCTTGGACAAGGGTGCTAAGGATAACAAAACACCTGGTGTCCCTGAGAAGAAAGTCAAGAAGCCTGAAGACGGCACTGACGTTCAATCTTTGAAACTGGGTTTGCGAGCTAAGAAATGAGCAAAGTCGCAAAACTGACGGAAAGCCTCAAAGCCCAATTGGGTGAGAGCGTTGCGTCCAAGATTGTTGGTATCAACGTTGCTTCTGAAATAATTGCTGACCTGGTTGACGAGGAATTGAAAGCAGCACATATCAAGTTCACCCGAAACAAAGCAGGTGATGATATTGTATATCGCTTCAACCCTGAACCGTTTAGCAAGTTCAAGCTGCTGGCTGATAAGCTGGTAGCAAATGACTTCGTTATTGTAGGCTTGTCTAGCTTTGTGACGGTTGATGACGAGGTAGTGATTTTCCAGAACGGCGCATGGCGTCAAGTGTAATTGAAAGGTAATACAAACATGGGTAAAGCAGCAAAATTAGCTGAGAGCTTGAAAGCCAAGTTACAAGTAAAAGAAGCCTATGCTGAAGACATCAGTAGCAAAATCTCAGGCATGATTGCGGGTAGCAAGAAAGCCGCAGACTTCGTTGAGAAAGAGTTGAAAGCCCTCAACATTCGTTTCACACGAGACACTTTTGAGGATACTTTCCAATTTGATTTCAGCCCTGAGCGTTGGAGCAAGTTTGAGTTACTGGCTGAGAAGCTGGTAATGGAGAATCTCGCTAAGAAAGGCATGACCCTCTTCACAACCACTGACGGCGAAACAATTGCCTATGAGCGCGATTCATGGCAAGAAAGTGATGAAGAGTATTACTCCTAAACTAGACTCAAGACGGCCTATACGGCGGACAACGTATTGACGGCCTTAACGAGTTTACAAGCCCTGATTAGCCCGAAAAGCTAGTCAGGGCTTTTCTTTTGCCCTAAAAATTAAGATTGGCTCACGGGATATCAGCTTACAAACAACCCAATCATTCTTTTCAACCCTCTTTTAGGAGCAACAAAATGGAAAAAGCGACACCGCAGGCATCCCTAGCCTATCAAGCCCTCACCAACCTCAATAATTTTAAAGACGAGTACACAGACAAAGTTTACGACATGCTGGTAAAAGTTATCAAAGACGTGTCCTCACGCGGTGCAATCGGCTTAGACATCCGCCACCATTCTGACTACACTGCTACTTCAGCAGTAACCATCCGTGAAAACTCTGCTAATATTTGGCACATTGACTGCGCAGACGTTGATATCAATATCGCTCCTGTAGTCTATCATAGGGAGATTGCTAACCGCTTAGAGGCAGATGGCTTCTTAGTTTCATATGTAACTAATGCTGATTACGGCACAATTATTGACCGTGTTGTCTGGGCTGACGAATAATCCGCCGAAAAATTAAAATGGGCTAACAAGATATTAGCCTACAATCCGCACTAATCAACTTTTCAAGGAGTAACAAAATGTCCGAAACTAAACCTATGACCCCCGCTGAACAAGCGCGAGCTAACTACGAAAAATTTGTTTCATCATCGACTTCTGTTGACGATATTTACGAAGGCCTTGTAAAAATTATCAAGGACGTTTCAAGCAAAGGCTCAGTCGGTTTGGACGTATTCTATCAAGATGACCCTGAAGAGCCAGCGGTGATTCTGGATGAACCTGAATACTATGTCAACGTGAGACCGCGAGTATGTATCAATTCTGTGCCGATTGCTAGTTTGAAAATCTTGACTGAACGCTTAGAGGCAGACGGCTTCAAGGTAGAATGTAAATCTACACCGCAAGTTTACATCATTGATTCTATTCTTTGGGTGTAAGTTCATGAAAGGCTTGAGTAACCACTCAGGCCTTTCTTCTAACTAAAAATTAAATCTGGTTCACGAAATAACAACTTATAACAAACAGTTTCAAGTCTAGGAGGCTTCAAATGATTCCAGTTCAAACTAACCAAATGAAGAGCAACACTGTCGCCGGCAAAGTAGGTGAATTTACAATTGCTACTAGCGCAAAGGCTTTCAAAATCCTGTCCTCAAACTTATACAAGGACAAAATCGCATCAATCATCCGTGAATTGATTAGCAATGCTGTCGATTCACATAAAGTAGCAGGCACTAAAGAGCCTATCATTGTTACGATTCCGACCCAACACTATTTGAACTTTGAAGTGGAAGATTTTGGTACAGGCCTTTCCGAAACAGAATTGTTTGAGGTTTACACTTCCTACTTCTCAAGCAACAAAACCCAGAGCAACGAATTGATTGGCGGTTATGGCTTAGGCTCAAAAAGTCCGTTCAGCTATACTGACGCATTTACAATCACGAGCCGTAAAGACGGCGTTGAGATAATCGGTATCTGCGCAATCGGTGAGAATGGTGTTCCTACTCTGACTATCGTGGCTAAAAACAAGACCGACAAACCGAATGGCGTGAAAGTATCCGTGCCTGTTAAGGCTGACGATGTCTTGAAATTTGATAACCGCAAGAATGCTGTTCCGTTTGCAGAATGCCCTATCAGTTTCCGTCATATTGTCGAGAACAACGGCATTTCGATGAAAGAAGAATTTGAGCTGGCTAAGGATAATTCCGAGCTTATCGCTGAGATGAAAGATAAAGGCTATGCGCTGTCCCATCACGGTAGTCACAATAGCATTTACATTATCATCGGCGGTGTTGAGTATCCTTTGAAATGGGCTGCTTTTGATGAATTCAAGTATCTGAAACGAATCAATGCCCGCATAAACATCCTTGTACCTATCGGTCAATTAGACCTGACCGCAGGCCGTGAGGAAATCTCTGAAGATGCTACTACTCAAAGCCGTCTGAAAGAGTATCTGACGCGCGTTGATAAGGCTATTGCAGAAGAAATTGAAAGACTGTCTCAAGGCAAGAAGCCGATTGAAGCTGCTGCTTCTGTACTTGAGTTGAGCATCTACAATGTACCCGAAATCGTGGGCGGAGGCATGCAAGTGTCTAACGTGAAAATCTGCGTCGGAGCATCTCAAGAAAAGGTGAACCAGACGACTGTAAAAAGCTGGGCGCGTAAGGTTGCAAACGGCTGCGACACTATCTTCATCTTGAACGAGAAAATCACCAAATCGACTGACCTCAAACGCTTTCGTGAGGTATGGGCAAGCGAGACCTTGCTCATGGGCACTTCTGAAGCTTGGAATGAGTTGAAGGATTTTGCAGAGATGAAAGTTGCCCTGCAAGACGAGGCCGTGAAGAAATTGCGTGCGTTGCGTTCCTTAGCTAAGCCTAAGAAGCCTGAGTATGTGGCTGAGATTCGTAATAATCGAATCTACTGCGGCAATAACAAGTCAGAGTACATCCGAGACACTAAACGCTTTTTCTTCTTTGCGCCGTCTGAAACTAAGCAGATGTCGAGATATGACTGGGATAAAGCTAGAGTGCTGAAAGACTTAGGATTCACTCAAATTGAATTCCCTAAGACTATGCATGAAGCCCTGATTAAGATTGGCGGTAAACATCTGCGGGATATTGACTTGAAGCCTTATGCAAACGAGTACCGCGAGTTTGTAAAATCAAAAGGCTTCTATGTAGGAGACCTGCTACTCAAGCTAGTCCCTGAGCTGCCTATTGATGTTTGGCATATCCGTGGCAATCTTAGCATTCTGCTGCGAAGCAAATTCATGCTGACTTGCTATTCAGACGGCCTAAACCATACTGCTATGCGCGATGAATTGATTGGCTTCGACTTTGAGAAAACAGTAGCTGAAGCGACCGAATGGCTGAAAGAATACGTGAAGAAGCCTGAAAATGTCCTCCGACTACACCTGCCCGAAAGCTTCAACACCTACATGGACAAACACGGCTTAGAAGTCACTAAGAAAGCAGAAAATTAAGATTGGCGGTTGAGATATCAGCTTATAAACATGGTATCTCAACCTACTTAAAGGAAATCAATATGAAACCGCAAACAACCCTCCGCCAAATCGCCGAAAGCTTCAATCTCAAAGTGTCTGACCTGACCGATGAATTCAAAGCTTGGGCGTTAGCAAAATTGAAAGACCGCCGTGAACTGAATGCGCCTCTGGCTGTAACGAATGCTATGTTCTTCCAGAATAACGGTAAATTCTACGACACCAAACATGACCGTTGGTTTCCTATCTGCAAGCCCGCATAACTGAATTCTGAGCCTCAGTCTGTTGTAGATTGAGGCTGTTGAATAATCCTCTTGATCAAAGGACAAAACACCATGAAATTAACAACTGAACAACGCATCCAGCTTGGCCGTGATTACATTGCGGCTGTCGAAGCTGGTACCAAGAAAGAATTTGTTGAGCAGTCTGGCGTTTCAGACCGCTCCCTGCGCCGTTATGCCGAGTTAGCCCGACAAAACCCTGAAACAGCTGATACCCCAGCACCCGACAAACCGAAAGCAGACCGCCCTACAAAAGCCCGAAAATCGACTAAATCGAAAAAAGTGGCTGGTAAAGCCCCAACAAAACGTTCAGCTTCTGAGGCCAAAAATACGGCTTCTGTAGGGAATACCAAGGACAAATCCGCGCCCAAATCTAAAGCAAAACCGAAGGCAAAATCTAAGGCTAAAAAGGCCGCACCAAAGCCGAAATATTCCTACAGCATGTTCACCTCAACCGTGTACCTGTTCCGTGAATTAGGCTCAGACATCGCCACTAAAGTCTTTACGACCGCTGAACCATCATTCAAAGAGATTGAAGAATTGGTTGCTAGTGAAAACTTCAAACCTGAGCAATTGGCTGTTTACTTTGAATCCGCTACAGTCGCTGAAATTGCGGACAGCTTAGGAATTGATGGCTGGGCTGTAAAAGACGGCGTATTGTATATTCAAGACAAGAAAGTCCCTGAAGAAGTTTACAGCACTATCAAACCTGTACTGGCTTCTCAGCCTGAAGATTCCGACCGCGTGATTGCTTTCTTCAACCGTCTGGCGAAGAACCCTAGCAAACGCGTGTTTGAGACCCTGTTCATGTTCTTGGAGCATAACTGTATCAAATTGCGTGAAGACGGCTCAGTTTTGGCTTACAAGGCTGTACGACCAGACTTGTATGACTTGTACTCAAACAAGATTAAGAACAAAATCGGCGCAACTATTACCATGCCGCGTGAAGAAGTCAACGATGACCCAGATCAGACCTGTTCTCATGGCTTACATGTCGGCGCGTTGGAATACGCTGAGCAATATGGCAGTGGCCGAGACAGCGTAATCCTTGAGGTGTCTGTTGCTCCTGAGGACTTCGTGTCTGTACCGACCGACTACAACGGCCAGAAAGCCCGCACTTGCGCTTATACCGTATTGGGTGTACACTCTGGTAAAGTTGTAGAAGGTAAACCCAAATAATCAACCGTAGGCAGGGCTGGCGCACGGATTAACAACCCGCAATATCTGGATGTCCGTAAGCAGGAATGCTTCGCAGCTGCCCACTTAGCTCAACTGGCTCGAGAAAGCCTGAAGCCTTTCAGTACCCGACAAGCCGTTGAATATCTGAAGCAGGGCAAGGCTGTACGACCTGCTCATGAACCGTGTCTTGTTGTCTTAACTATCTGCGAGGGTGATGCGTTATCTCGATTCATCAATCGAGATTATACCACACTTGAACATATGCCCTCGCTACCTTTTAAAGACCATTTCATAGTTGTCTGGCAATCCAGCGAAGTAGCATTCACGCGAGAATTGCCGACCTATACCGAATGGGTGCTGGCAAGGGATGATGAAATCAAACAAGCTGCTACTAAAGCTATGCTGAAAAAGGAACGTGAACATGATGACTGAACAAGAAAGCAGAGACTGGAGCGAATTTTCCCACAAGGTCATTGACCTGATTGAGAACGAGACAGTTGAGAAAAGCTGTAATATCCCGATTGCAAATTGGACAGTAGAGCAGTGTCTTGCTAAGCTCAGAGCCGCAGTTGATAACGCAACAGTCAGACAGTCTTCCATTGAGACTAAGCAGTATGAGATGGTTAGGATTGCCTACTTCGCTCAGTTGGCTTTCACTAAATTGAAGAGCGAGACATTCGACCGAGAAGAAGCCCTCAAGCATCTGAAAGACGGTAATCCTGTACGCCCCGCAAAGGATAAAGACCTCATTATTCTTAGCTGCTCAAGTGGACAAGAATTGTCTCAATTTGTCAGCCCTGGTTACTTTATCGGCAAAGGCAAAACGATATTGTCTGTCCCTGAGCAATTCTTAACACTTAGCCCGATTCTAGGGTTGAAGTTTATAAACGGATTGCCATTCAACATAACTGAATGGGTGCTTGCTACTCAAGACGAAGTTGACGCGATTACAGCCCAACACTGGACCAACAAAGCAGGGGAGATTGAATGATGGAGGATTTTATCCCTGACAACTTGGTAGAATGCGAGCTTTCCGAGTTAGAGCGATATGCCGGCAATCTTGACTGCGAGTTTTCTCAAGACCAGGCGGAATCCCGTGATGGTGAGACATTGATTGTAATGGAAGAGTATTACATGAATAATACACGCTCAACAGTCTTAGGCTTGAAACGGACAATCGTGGACGAAGAGGGCAATGAGTCAGTAGATGCCTTCATTGACCCTGACTACCGCAACACTTGTATCGACCTTGAGATAGCTCACCCTGAGCTGTTCCGTTAGCCTACAGTCATACCCCAACCCCAGCCCTGTTAGTTTCATGCTAGCAGGGCTTTTTTATTGCTGATTTGCAATATGAATCTTGTAACGGCTGGGAATCGGAACATAAAGACAGGATTTTGTCTAAAAATTCCCCTGATTTATTAGAAACTTATCCACGAAATATACGATTTCAATGTCATAGATGTGATACAATATCAACACTACAAGTTGTATATTATCTAATGAGAAGAATAACAACCCTGACACCCTCTTCAATACTCAACCAAGCCCTGAATTGAGACCTTACAGCCATGAGCATGAAAAACAGGAATTTGAGACTGCTGAGGCTTTCTCCGACCGTATGAAGCCTGAGTCAGCAGGAAGGGAACAACCTGAAATCCTTGCTTGAGCAATTAGACGGAAATCAATCACTGAGTGATGAAACTTACTGCTGGAATACAGAAACTGCAATCTGGATTCTGTACCCGCCAAGATTCCGTACATAAATACAGGATTTTGACTAAAAATTTCCCTGATTTATTAGAAACTTAGTCACGAAATAAACGATTTCAATGTCATAGATGTGATACAATATCACCACACAAGTATTATACATCTAATAATTAATCTTTGAGAACAACCATCAATTAGAAATCCTCAATCTAACAAACAGCCATGAGATTGAAATCATGAAGTTGTTCTGCCTGCTGTGTGAGTGTAGCAGGCAAGAATCCGATTAACCGTCATGAGCCGAAAATCCCTCCGACCATCTGGCTGACTGATGACTGGTCAGCCTAGAGATGAAAACAATCATACATTCTTCTGCTGACCGAACCCTCAATCAGTCATGTTAGCATGAAACCTGAGACTGAGCTGACTGAGAAAATTAGCACTGGCTGAACAGATATCAAGACTCAAGGAGGAACAACATGAGTAAGATTACAGTTGAGAATATCCGCAAGATGTCCTATGACCAGAATCCTCAAATCAAACAGTATTACATCGGTAGAGGCTCAGCCCCTCCGTATGAAGCATTAGGCTTGGGAAATCCCTTTACTGTTGAAGAGCATGGTAGAGGCAAGTGTATCCCTTTGTATGCTGAATATCTTGATAAGCAGCTGGCTGATACCCAATCAAGAGAATACAAGATTATCAGTAGATTAGTTGAAGAATTGCTGAAAGGCTATGAAATCCGATTATTCTGCTGGTGTAGCCCTCATCCCTGTCACGGAGACGTTATTCAAGACCGAGTGATGAGGATTTACCGTAAACGCGCAATAGACGGCCTAGCAGCGAGCAGGAGCGACTTCTAACGAGTTGAGCAAGCATTCGCCCAAGCAGCGTTCTAATCGCGTTAATTTTGGCGATTTTAGCCAAATTTGGAAATTGAAAGGAAATGTATGTCAAGAAGTGCAGAGCTACTCAAAGCATATGAAGCATTAGGCTACAAAGACTTCAAGTCCCAGTTCAAGCGACTGATAACAGTCATGACTGAGAATGACTTTGAGTACTGTATCGTGGGCGGATTAGCCTACAACGAATATGCACCCAAACCGAGAGCAACACAAGACCTAGACTTGCTAGTCATCTCAGATGAAGATGAAGTCATGGAAGCCTTAGTAGACGAATTTGACTTCAAGGAAGTAGGTGCTGGTCAGTATCAGATGAAAGCTGCTCAAGGCGGTGGTAAGACTAAGACTTATGACCTGCTGTTCAATATCGGCTTTGACCCTTACGCCTCAGCCGTTCACCGAGCTAAACCGCGCATGATGTTTGGAGTCAAAGTCCCAGTTGCTCAGCCATTAGACCTTGCACTCATGTGGCTGGTTGCTGCTCCTCAGAAGCTTCAATCACAGACAGACTTCGTAACCTACATGAAAGCAGGCCTGGTTGACAAGGATAAACTGTTGCGAGAAATCAAAGTGTCTGACCCTGCTTTAGGCCTGTCTAAGACTTATGCTAAAATCTATGACGGCTATCTGGCTGAGGGTAAGTCCCTTACATGGGGTGAAGTTCAAGAGGACTTGCAGAAGAAGCTAGGGATTGATAAGGAAGAGTTCAAACGAGCTCAGAAGAACAAACGCAACTACAAGAAGCCCTCAAGCGACAAACCTGTACCAGGCCAGCAAGCTGAGATGACTAGCAGCGTGAGTGAGAAGTTGAGACGGCCTATGCAGATGTGGGTTGACTAGCCCAGTGCTTTAGGCTGAGCAATAGCAGGAATTGAAAGTTGAATCTTGTATTAGTTGGGATTCCGTACATAAATCCAAGATTTTGGCTAAAAATTCCTGCTATTTTTCAAGAAGTTATCCACGAAATATACGATTTCAATGTCATAGATGTGATACAATAACAAAACACAAGTATTAATATATCAATAATTAATAAAACAGACACTCAGCCCTCATCCTTATCTCTCAAGCCATGAGAGTGAAATCTCAGCTTCAGCGATTCCTCCGACCGACTGAACCTACTGACAGGGCTGATAAAAATTATAGTTGGGTGCTGAGACTATAAATCATGTGTAACCATAATTGAAAGACTGAATTATGCAACTGAACAACACACTGCTACCGCGCTTCAAACATCAATTGATGGTTGAGCAAACATTACCTGAAATGACTGAAGTCTTTTCTGAGCATGAACTTGAGGATAACTTGTTTCTTGTGAAGCTGAAATACCCTGAGCAAGATGAACCTGAAATCATGTTCTGTGACCCTGCTAACTTCGCTACACTCTCAAAACAACGAGCCGTTGAGTCTTTCCTCTGCGTGTCTGCAGGAGTATTGACTTGGTACTTGAAAGCAGGACAACAGCGACTGATTTAAAAATTACCACTGGCTGTTGAAAGATAACAGCCTACAACCCGACAGATAGGTGATGAACTATGAACCCAACACTCTTCCTGATACAGCTTTCAGGTGTACGGTTTGAAGCTGTCCTAATGGATGCTGATACCCGATTCAAACTGCAAACAACAGACAGTAGCATTTCAGGCATTGACCTAGATGAGATGAAATTTGCTACTGACCTCAAAGATTTGGCTCAGTCAGATACTGCTAAACTGTTTCTGATTCCGCGTCAATACCGTAGTCGCAATTACAAGGGCAAGTCTTTCTCAAGCCTATTGGGTGCGCCTGAGGCTGTTTATACAAATTGCAAAGATGTGCCTGAAAGCGTCATTCGTAAGATTGCTGTTGCTATCTTCAAACGCAGACCTGTTTCAGCTGCTAATGTCTGCGCCTACAATCTGCGTCGCAAGGACTTGGCTAATTTCGTGTTGAGCTCAGAAGCGTTACAGAATCCCGATAAGGCGATTGAAGCTATCTTGGGTGAGCCTCAAAGCGAAGAGGAAGCCGAAAAGCCTTGCGAAGATAAAGTGCTGGTTTACTCAAACAAGAAGACACTCATGAACCTCATGGCTGCTATTATTGAGCATAAGGCATTGGTGAACCCCTACAAGTCAAAAGTGATAACTCAGCGAGCTAAGGCCGAAACGACCGACTGGCAGGGTGAAACAGTTGATATTGTCCGAGACAAACTGTACCGTGTTGAAATCGTGCCGAATCGTTCACGCGCTAACCTCAATCTGATGTATGCAGCTGACGCTATCCTTACTCAACCTAACGGCAAGAAACATGTTGTCCGTGTTTATCGCAATCTGTCGATTATCCGAGACGGCAAACTGAATATGCCGACATTGGTTACAAGCAAGGAATTGCTGCCTTATCTGGATGAGAATGGGTATGTGTACAAGGTGCGTGATGATGAAGTACATATCCCTCTGTGCGGGCTTGATATCGTCAGTCAAGAAGACTTGAAGCCGAATGATTTTGACGGTATCAAAGCGGTTTATATGAACGCCTACCGACTAAAAGCAGAATTGGAAGTAATCCGATTTATCCTGTCGAAACGAGACGAGGATAAGCTCAAAACGCCTTCGCCATACTATGAGTTGTCGGGATACGGCGTTGACGTTAACGGCTTCTATAAGCCAAAAACGGTTTCTGAGCCTTTTGCAGAGCCTCAGCCATATATCGAAGTGCCGAGTGTCAATATCACGGTTGAGGGCTATGCGACATTACCGACTCAATCATACTTGAAAGAAGCCTTGCAACGCACTCCGAAAGTCCCAGGCACTAAGTTGCAGCATGAGATTTATGAAGAGCTAAAGGCCGAAAAGACCTTTCATCTGATTGAGATGAAGCGTGAGAAAGACAAACAGTTTGCTTTAGCGACATTAGAGCTAGGCAAGGTAGTCATGGAGATTCTGCTGTTCAATAATTTGGCTACAGCTGCTATGACATGGATTAAGCCGAGACATTTCAAGGCCGATAATGGGCTGATTGTAAAATTCAAGACGATACATGAACGCGTCAATTGAAAGGAGGCTGAAATGCAGGTTGTTAACAGAATCACGACTATCCCAGACGAGGGAACAGCAGCCAGAGATTTCAGCACTTGGAAGTATATGACTTGTAGTCACGGTGCATGGTTCTTCGTCCAGTTAGCAGGTTCAGACTGCATACTGGCCGTCAATCAGATTAGCATTGATGATTGCTACTGCTATGGTGTCTTCAAGATTCGTGAGAAGACAGGCAAGAGCTATTCAGGCCAGCCTATCTCTTTCAAGCATGCTCAGATTGAGACTATCTGGGCTGCTAGTCAGATTGATTACAATACCGCTATCCTACCGTCTGACAAGTCTGTTGAGTCAAGGGCTAATGTCTTGCTCAATAGCATGGTTACCTCAGGTGAGTACAGCAGGATGACTAACAAGGAGCTAGTTGTTAAGGCCGTACAGCTAGCTATCGACTTCAACCAGGCCATTCAATCTTTAGGAGGCAAATGATGAACGCAAATCAAACGACCCAATTCAACGAGCACTTGAACAGAACATGTCCTGGCATGTATGTAATTGACGGTAAGCCAGTTGAGTTCAGCGTATTGCTCATGGAATTAGGTTCATGGGATGATATGTTTGCGCTGTGGAAACAGTACAACCGTCAATAAGGAGTAGTACATGCTGTTTCACGAGATTATGACGGTTGAGATAGACCCTGATACAGAAGTCAAGCTACTTGACGGCTATCGGGCTATATCGGCTGTTCCTAACGTTACGACACTTCAAGCTATGACTAAAGCTCACCAGTTGCTATTCGAGTTTCTAGCTGGCCGATTTGGTGATGTTGAGTTAGGCTGCAAATACCAGATAGTTCAGCGCAATGGTTACTGGACGGCTGTTGCTATTGGTGACCCTCAGTTTGCTCCGAGACACAATGTACCAAGAAGATTGCGTCATCCATACTACAAGAAGGAGCAATCATGACGTTATTGAGACCCGTCAAGGAACAATGGGCTGAGCTTTCAGAAGAGCAGCTGCACTACATGAAATCATCACGCTATTGGCAGAACAGGCTATCCGCCAAGCTGTTTTCATCAATTGAGGAATACAACAAGCTGTTGCCTGAAAGCAATCTGATTAACATCCCCTGCGGTATCCGACCGCTGGACTTGGACAGATACATCCAGTTGCCCCAGGAATTGTTGAATGTACGGCTGGATGAGACGAATGCAGAGTTGTTGCGGTCAATCGTCTTGTCGGTGTATGAAATCATGACCCCGCCAGCATTTGAAAGTATCTTGAGACAGACAGCTGCTAATCAACAGTTGAATTTCAGAATCTGCTACATCAAGACTATGGACGGAGCATATGAACCCAATCTCGCACCGACCGTCAAGCTGGCCATTAGTACAGCAGGCCGAAAATTGGCGTACAAGTTGCTAGACGAAGCCAAACAGGCCTCCAGCAGAGAATTCTTAAGTCGCTAATTTTAAGCTTCACAGCCGTATTCAAGCGCAGAGCAGGCTAGTTTCGATTTTATCGGGCTTGAATGGTAAACGGCTTGGGCAGAATCCCGACCCAGCTAATTTTCGCGGAATTTTGGCTTAATTTTAATCAGGCCGAAAACATCAGCCCTCTGGTAACACAGCAGGGTTGAGAAAGATTGAGGAATGAACAGGGCTGAATGTCTGTTCTCAATTCAGCCAGTGCATGATTGTTCTTCTGTTGCTGTTTGTTAATGTATGAGTGTTTTCAACTCTAGCCTGCTCATCACACAAGCAGGCAGAACCTTTCCTTGTTCCTGTTTCAATCAATCAACAGGGTTGAGAATTGAAGATTCCGTGCTCATGGCTTGAGGGATTGAGAAGGGTGAGAATGAATGAGTGAGGGTACAAGATAGAAGATTATTAGTTTATATTATCTGTGTGTTGATATTGTATCACATCTATGACATTGGAATCGTATATTTCGTTGGTAATTGATTAAAAATACAGGGAAATTTTTAGCCAAAATCTTGGACTTATGTTCGAGATTCTGTCTAGGCCAAGATTCAGTTTTCAATCTTTGCTCAGCACCCTCAAGTTTCATCAGTCAATGATTGAAATCAGTCCCTCCGAGCCGTCTGATTTTTGGTTTCAGTGCATAATTTCCCCTTCTAGCTTGCTCAATCATCACACGCAAGCAGAGCGGTTGAGAGTCAATCAGGCTGTTTTCAATTTCATTGCCCCAGCAAGTTGAGATTCTGTTTTCAACTCTTGCTTGACCACATCACAGTCAAGCAGAGGATTTCATGCTCATGGCTTGAGGATAAGGTTGAGTGTTTGTAGATTCTTTATTAGGTAATATATTAATATCTGTGTTGTTA